TCTGCGTCGTCAGCGTGGTCAGGCCATTGTTGACGACATCGATGGCGCGGAACCGGGATGCACCACCGGGGCCGATGCGCTCCCAGCCAAGGTCACCGAGGACGCCCTTGAAGTCCTCGACCGCAGCCTGAGAAGCGAGCACCGCGCCGGAGAGCTGCTCCAAGCGGCTGGACAGGTCGAGGTTAAGCCGCGCCGATGCCGGCTGCGAGCGGTTCGCGTCTGCCGAAAGCGCCGCGATCAGATCCTGCGCGTCCTGGAGCGCCCGCGCCGCGTTGGTGCCGGCCGTGGTGATTGCCGCAGTGATGGCGTCGTCGAGCTCCCCCTCGGTGATCCGCACATCTGGGGTCGTCACGCTGACCCAAGACGACCACGTCGTCTCACGTGCTGGCACTGTCTCGATCGTACCGCGCACCTGATAGACGGTGTTCGGCTGGATGCCGTCGGAAATGACCACGAAACCGCCCAAGCGGTTGACGGAGCGCGTCTGACCAGCCTCGCCGCTCGCGCCGATCCGATGCTCGATGATGACGGCCGCGACGGTCTCGTCTTCGATCGGATTCCAGCTGGCGCGGATTGCCGGGGCAGCGCTTCCATTGTCGCCTTCGATCGTGACCGGCGACGCGGCGAACTCGCTCAGCCCGCCGGCGAGAGGCGGCCGGCTTGGCACGAGGCCAGGCTGCGCCACCTCCAGCTCGTCGTCCCCGGAGATCCACGAGAAGACGCTGGTAGCGATCTCGCGGAGCGACAGGCGGATAGTCTGGTCAGCCTCGATCCGCGCGGAAACGACCTGCCAGACCTTCGTGAAACCAAAACGCGCCGACTGCCAGGTCATCCAGTCTCCGGCTTCGATCCGGATGTAGGCGAACGGCAGGGAGATTTCGGCCGTGCCCTGGAGGCGACCGAGACGGCGCTGGATCATTGCCAGGCGCTGAGCCTGCGTGACTGAGAAAACCTGCGCGAGGTCGAGGTTGACGGCGAGACGCTCGCCGCCGTCCTCAGCTTCGAACGTGTCGGACGTGAACGCGGGGAACGCGACCGGCTTCCATTGCTCATCCGGATTGGAATAGGTCCCGAAGACGGCATTGACCCGCTCGGTGCGGGACTTCTTGCCGGAGAAGGTGCGGGGCCGGCCAAGCACCAGATCGCCATCCGTGATGGTCACGACGGAGGTCTGCGCCACGCCAGCGAACACGGTGTAGAGCCCGGCCCGCTCGGCAATCACGCCGCCCATGGCCTCGACGAAGCGATCGATAACCTCCGAGTGCTGCATCCCGTCGCTGACGATGAAGCCGCAACGGTAGCGCGTCTCGGTGCCACCCCCGGCGAGGCTGACGGTCTCGTCGCAGATGTTGGCCGCGGCGATATAGGACGCGGTGTTGAGGTCGCTCGCGGGCAGACCCATGCCGAGGACGCGCTCGCCGTCCAGGAAGATGCCGCGCTGGTAGTTGTAGAGCTGGATGGCCGGGTTCTCGGAATAGGCCCAGGTCGTCGGATCATCCCAGCGCTGCGATCCCGTCCCGCCGTTCGTGCTGTCGAAGCGAGGGTCGTAGAGGCGCAGGCCCTCCATCTCGAACAGAAGCTGCGGCACGCCGTTGGGAAATACCTTCTCGTCGTACTGAAGGCGCGCGACGATGTAGGCAATGCCGGTCAGGGTGTGATCGGTGGACCACCGGCCAGAAGGGTTGGCGCTGGCCACCAGCGAGGCTAGTGCCGACTGGTCCGCAGTGCCGGGCACGAAGGTGAGCGTCAGCTTCCCATCGAAGCCATCCACGACATAGTAGGGGTCGGCGCCCGGCTGCGTCAGGCCGGACAGTTTGCCGTTGACCCAGACCCGCGACAGCCCCTCATGCCGCCCGTCGCCAACGGCGAACACCATCTCCAGCACGGCATTGCTGCCGCCGGAGGTGTTCACATAGACGATGTGGCCTGCGGTCGACTGTTTACCGAAGATGCCAGAGCGCGGAACGTCGCCGCCGATCTGGATTTGGCTTTGAACCCCGCCTTCAGCCTGCTTCGGCTTGGGCCGGAACAGCGACGAAACAAAGGACAGCGCAAGCGACAGACCGATGGAGATCAGCGCCTTGCCAAGCACGCCGAGGCCGGTGACGAAGGCGCCAACGGTGGCGCCAATCGAGCCGATCGACGTGACGAGCGCGCCGATGGCAAGGGAGATCGGATCCGCAGCCGCGGGCGAGCTCCCCGCCAGCAGAGCTAGCAGGGCAAGGGCGAGAATGCGCTTCATGCTAGACCCTGAAGGCCCGGCGGATGGCGGATCGAGGTAGCAGCACGTTTCCCGCCTCCGACTTGCAGACCACTTCCATGCCGACACAGACGCCGCCGGCGACCTGGTTCCCGTTGATCGCTTCCACGAGGTCGCCGCGGCCGGCGAGGGCCGGGGGGATTTCCTCGAATTCCGACGCCAGCGCATCACCGACTGACATGAAGCCAGCCTTGAACAGCGCCTTCGCCGCCCCGGTCTCGGTCTTGTATGCGGGGAGATCGAAAGTGCGCCCGGTCATGGCGGTCGCGCATTCCAGCGGGAACGTCAGGCAGTCGGCCTTGCCGTAGGCGAACGGCACGTCATGATGACGGGCGATCACGTCGGACAGCCGCTCGAACCAGTCCTCGCGCCTCATCCGAAGGACCCCGCCTGCGCGCCAAAGCCCGGGTTGCGCGCCTGCCCGCCGCTCAAGGATGCTGGCGGGTTCTTGCCCCAATAGATTTCGTAGGAGGAGGCGGTAGCGACGTGCTCGAGGCCCTTGTCGGACGGGTCGATGCGCGCCTGGTCATTCGGCGAGCGCACACGGTAGCCGCGCTTCTGATTGTCGAGGCTTTTGCTCTCGATGTTGGCGATGATTGCCGCCTCGCCGCCATCCACTTCCTCATGGACGAGCTTGTCGCAGTAGCCGCGGTAGATGCGGACGATCTGCAGAAGCGCGCCCTCCGGCGACAGGTACATGGAGTGGATCGTGACGCGCCGGCCGATGTAGGCCTCGTTTTCGATCGTTGCGAGAACGTCGGGCGAAAGCTCGGAGTTCTCGATCGCCGAAAGCCGGATGGTGATTCCCTGGCTCTCCGTGCCGATCCCGCCCGGGATGGCGTCGATCTGCAGAAGCTGCCCGCCGGGCTGGTAGACGCAGTCCTCGAACGTGTAGGGCTCCGCCCCATCCCAGAAGCCGTAAGAGCCCGACGCGAGGTCGAACCGGACCATGCCTCGGCGGACCGGCTCGACGCCCTCAAGGCTGGCGAGCGCTTCGGCGTTGAAGGATCGCATCAGAGCACCTGCATGGCGGAGAAGGAGAGGCCCGAAGGGTTTGCACCGCGGCGAAGACCTGATTTCTCGACCAGCCGCATCTTGGCTGCGGCCCGCACGAGATCGACCTGCGCGCCCGACGTGAGCGTGATCGCGATGCGGGGCTCGACGGTGATGGTTGCCGAGGTCGTGGCCGTCACGTCCTCCTGCACCTCATGCAGCGACCGGCTGGTCTCCGTGCGCACGGCCACGAGGTCGCCCGTCGTGAACCGGTAGCCTGAAGGCAGGCCCGAGAGAGCCAGGGTGAAGCCAGCCGAGACGGTCGTTGCCAGGGTACAACTGTTGGCCGGCGCCGAGGGGCCGTAGTAGGCCGGATACTCACGGGCGGGGTCATGCCCCCAGAAGTGCTTGGCGCCGCCGCGGAGGCTGTTGAGCCACGCCTGGAACCGCTGGAACCCCTCCCGCTCCATGGGCACGACCTGGTACTCGGACATCCAGAGCGGGACCGCGTTCTCCATGACCTGCGCGGTGCCGCGTACTGCCTGCGAGGTCAGGTCGTAGCGCTGCAGATCGAACTGCACGCTCTCGAAATCGGAGCCGGCTGGGAACTCGCGCGGATAAGTGATCGTCACCGCAGAGCCCCCCGCCTGAGACCTTCGCGCACCGTGGGCACGATGTTGGCCTGCACCTGCGACATGCCGGCCTCGACGCCCTGGCGGACGAGATCGATGACGTGCTGGTCGCCGTTGGCGCCCTCGACCACGACGGTCAGGCTGATCGACTGCGGCCGGTTCGAGTTTGCAGCGGCGACGCCCATGTCGCCGTTGGACATGCGGCGGATCGGGAAGATGCCTTCCTCGCCTGCCTCGCCCATCAGGCCGGTGCGCCCGCCCGACATCGGGAAGGTCGTCGGCCCGGTCACGATGCCGCCCTTGGCGAACGGCACGACGTTTCCGTGCCGGATGACAGCGCCCTGGGCCGCCTTGATGGCGAACTTGTCCCCGCCGCCTCCCAGGCCGCCAAGCACACCGCCGAGGAGCGCGCCGAAGAGGCCACCGCCGCCCCCGCCAGACGTCGGGAATGCCGCCTCCCAGAGGCCGTTGATCGCCATCTCGGCCAGCTTGTTGGAGATCTTGTTGAGCGCGCTCACGGCGGCCTGAGCGAAGCTCTCCCACACCCCCTTGCCCTGCTGGATCCCGGAGAGCGTGTCGGTGAACAGGCCGGAGACGGTGGAGCGGGCGAAGTCGGACAGCTCGCGCAGCTCGCGCATCAGCCTCTTGGTCTGCTCCAATTGCGCCTGGATGCGGCCGTACTCCTCGGACTGCGCCCGCAGCTTCTGGAGCTGGTCCTCCGTGAGCGTCTCCCCGTCCCGCTTGGCAACGTTCAGCGCGCGCTCATAGGCGAGCGCGGCCTCGCGCTGCTGTGTGGAGAGGCCCATCGTCGCCAGTTCCTGGCGGGCGAGGGCGTTGCGCTCCTCCATTTGGCGAAGGGAGCGGTCGAAGGAAGATAGGGTATCGTTACCCCCGCCGCCGCCGCCAGATCGAGCGCGACCCCGCGGGACGTTTGTCTCTCCGGAGATCGTGCTTTCAGGAGGCCGGTCGACCGGGGTCGGGGGGAGAAACGACACATAAGAGCCATCCGGAGCCATATTGGGGCTCGGCCCGCTCCATGTGCCAGTGGCGGGGTCGTAGACGCCATTCGCTCGATCCCCACGCGCGGTCGCGCGTGATGTTGCATCCTGGATTTGGTCGGGCGCCATGTTTGCAAGGCGCTGGGCTTGGGTGATCAGCCCGCCGATATACTTGCCCAAGTCGTAGATGACCGACTTCGAATAGGTGGCCCAATTCGCCATAGCCTGGTTCCAGGCGTTTTCAAAAGCGCGGGCCTTTTCGACCATCTCGGTGTTGATGCCGGTCCCAAGCCGCTCGACTTCCCCGAGCGACTGCTGGAGCGCCCGGGGGCCCTTCTCCAGTATCTGAACCCAGTTTTCCGTGAGGCCAAGCGCCTTGGCGATATCGATCTTGTCGAGCTCGGTCTTGGCCCGCTCGATCAGGCCGGCGGCGATCTCCATTGCCTGATTGACGCTAATGACGGCGCCCTCGCGGTCCTTGAACGCGATGTTATTTGCGCGAAGAATCCGGGTCAGGCTGTTCTCGCTGTTCTGCGCCTCGTTCAGCTTTTCGGCGATGCCACGAAGATTCCGCGATGTCTCTTCGCCGGCGACGCCTACCGACCGGCCAATCTGCTGATAGGCGGTCATCCTTTCCACAGAGAGGCCGGCCAGGTTGGCAACGTTTTCGATGTCGAGAAGCTCGGCCTTGAGGTCGGAGAGTGCCTTGACTGCCCCCGCGATGCCCGCCGTGATGACCGCGGCGGAGAAAGCTCGAGCGAACGACACACCGAAACGATTGACGCCACCGGTCAGGTCACTGACCTGGCGCCCGGCCCCATCGGCAGCCCGTCCGAAGTCCGCCAGGTTGGCGCCTGCCGCATTGCCGGCTCGCTTGAAGTCGTCGGCGGCCTTGGCGGCAGTCTGGAGCCGCCGCACCATTTCTTCGCTGGATACCCCCACACCGCGCGCAAGATCGGATACAGCCTTCTCGGCAGAGGATGACGACTTCGACATGCTCTCAAGCTGGCGCCTTGCCTCATCGGCGCCTTTGGTCTTGATTTCGATGCCAAGAACGGCCGCGTCGGTCATCGACGTTTCCTTTTATGCGGAGCGCACGGCATGGAGCCGCTGATCCTGTTCGCCTGGTTGGTTGCCGCTGGCTTCTGCGCGTTCATCGCGCGGTCAAAGAACCGCAGCGGACTGGGCTGGTTTTTGCTCGGGCTTCTCTTCCCGGTCCTCAGCCTGATTGCGCTCATCGCGGTGCCGGTGAAGGGACCGCGGTATGATCAATACGGAAGGCCGCTCTAGCTGTGCGACTCGACAGCCGGTACCACCTCTGCGAGCATCGGCCCATCTAACGATAGCTTCGCGGGAGGAAACGATGATCGAATTGCTTTTTGCTGCCCATCTTCTTGTCGCCGCTCCGACGGCGGCGCTGGATATTCCGCAAACCACTATTGAGATGCGCCGCGGGCGTCGGTCATCCGCGCGATCGTCTAGGCCTCGCGCGCGGAGCGCGGCTCGCGTTCGTGCGCCACGAGTGAGCACGCCTCGCGTCAACTTGAACGTAAGGGTCGGGCCTCGTCCTGCCGCCGCGGCACCGTCGACGATCAACAACACTACGATCATCAACCAGGCGCCGACGCGGCCAGCGACTACCGCCCCTGCCCGCCGCGCAGCCGCTCCCGCATCGGCCTGTCCTGTCGGCTACCAGATGCGCGGGCGCCTCACCGTGGCCGGCACAATGCAGACGATCTGCGGCAACGCCGCCAACCAGTGCATCGTCGCGGCTACCCGCGCCCCATTCAACTGCCCCTAGAGGCTAAGCCCCGGCATTCGCGCCGAGGCCCCTTCAACTGCCTGTCTGACCATGGCCGGCCATGCCCCACCAGAGCGGGCCGCGCCACAACTCGCGACGCCATTCCTGCCACACCTATCCGCGGCTTGCCGGGACGTGCCTTGCCCCACCTCGCCTGCCCGGCCATGCCTCGACGTGACAAGCCAAACCCCACCTTGCCAAGCCTGCCTTGCAACCCGTGCCCGGACTTGCCGTGCCACAACTCACCCCGCCTTGCCTGCCGTGAACCCTTGCGGGCGCGAGGTTTTAGGGAACTCTCGCCGTAACCCTGGCCGTCAGTGGCCCGTCTTCTTCGGCAGATGCTTCTCGACATCGTCGATCACGTCGAAGAGCTCGCTGAACTCCTGAAGGTCGCGGTATCGCTTCCTCCATGCCTGCAACTCCTGCCACGCTCGCTGGAGGACCATCTTTCGGGTCTTCGTCAGGCTCATGGCGTGGCCGGCCTCGCGATAGTGCGGCGCGCCCGGCTCGTTGATGTGGACAAAAGCCTTAGTCCGGACCGCTGGCTTGTCCTCGCGGACGTAGATGGCGACCACGGCGCGGATCAGCCCGCGCGCTTGCTGGAGCCGATACTGCTCCGCTGCGGCGCTGTCGTCCCACTCGAAAAACGAGTGGAGAGGGCTGTTCGGGTTTCGAGCATCGGCGACGACATCCTCGGGGGTGAGTTCGCCATGCTGTTGCTTCCGAAGAAGGTCCAGATGCTCGCCTACCACCTTGGGGTCCTGGCTGGCTCCCGCCTGGAAGCGGGCGCCCTCGGAGAACTCGTAACCGGCGACCCTCATGCGCCGATCCTCTCGAGGTCCTTCTCGGTGGCGACATGGAACATGCCGCCCATGCCATCGCGCTCCGGCCTCCACTCGCCGACGCCGACAGCGAAGCCGGCGACGTTGAGCAGGTTCAGGATCTGCGCTTCCGAAAGGACGTTCGCGTTGTAGCGGACGAGGATTTTCGCCCACCAGTCGGTGAACTCCCCGCGGTAGCGCAGGTCGGCAGTGCCCATGCCGACGCGGACCATGTCCTCGCGCATCGTCGGCTCGCCGCCCATGATGCGAACAAGGTTCACGCGCGACTTGGCGCCGTCGAACGCGCCTGCCACGTCGGCGTCCTCGCCGAGCACATGGAAAGCCTGCCGCGCCGCCACCTTGGTGATGCCGGACACCGACGTGCCGGCAGTGACGGCTGCGTTCTTGAACGCCACCGACGGGAAGCCGTAGCCGTCGTCCAGGCGGTAGAGCGAGGCTTCGAAGTCGGCCTTGGGATCCTTCGCCTCCTTGGCGCCCTTGGCCTGCTTCATCTGCTTGCCGAGCATCTCCAGCTTGGCCTTGCGGCTCCATGCGTGGACGATGAGCGGACTGTCGCCGATCAGCGTCACCTCCATGACGCCGATGTTGAGGGGCGGTAGCTCGAAGCCCTTCGCCTCGGTCTTGGGTGCTTTTGCCATTTTCGTAGTCTCCACAGCGCCCGGCCCTGGCAGGCCCGGACGCACGGGTTCGCTTTCGCGATACCGGGCGCTGTGAAGCTCGGTTCGCGTCTTGCCCCTGCCAGAGGGCGAAGTTCGGTGATCAGAAGGTCGGAATGCCGGCGTCCGTCATGACGCGTTGATGAAGGGCGGCCTTGGCCCGCGTGAATTCGACCTGCGCTCGCAGAAGCTCGTCCGAGGCGAGCGTCCAGGCTTCGCAGTCCTGATCGCCGCCGGCCTCGTATACTGCCCGGCAACGGGAGCAGTCCTCGCAGAGGGCTGCCACCTTGTCGGCCAGAGCCTGGATCGCGGCGACATCAGCCGCATACAGCGAGACGGTTGCCGCGACTGCGGCGGTGGGAAGGGCGACGGTCGCTGCCGCCGCAAGGAAATTACGCCGGTGCATGGGCCGCCTCCCCGCCAGACAGAACCGGGGAACGCACGGGCAACGCATTGGCGCCGGGGTTGTCCCGCTCGGCGCGTTCGAAGGCGCGGCGGACGAGGGGGTCGCGGAAAAGCGACGAAAGAGGTATGAGGCGAACAGCCATGACCGATCTCCATCACAGGTCGGTTGAGGTGAGAGCCAGGCCAGAGGCTGCAACCTCTTGCTTGGCTCGCTCTTTTATGGGACCATCAAAGAACGATGTCAATAGATGGTCCCATAAAATCTCGTGGCAGGCCGCCGGTTCTATCGGATGCGATCAAGACGCGCGTCCAAGAACCTGACCTGTCGGCCCTCGACGCCTTCGCGCTGGAGCAGTCCGTCCCCCGCCCCGAGGCGGTGCGCCGCATCCTGCGCGACTGGCTCACTGCCCACGGCTATCTGAAGCCCTGATCCGTACCTTCCCTTAGTCGACTCTCGGTTGCGCCAGTGATGGGATGCGCGCCTCATAAGGGAGAGCGCAATGAAGAAATCGCGAGAAGTGCGGATCGCGAAGAAGGTGCATGATGTCCGAACCGTGGTTTCGGTTGCGGCATTCATCGAACGAAACTGCCTTGTCGTCGCACTGGAAACCGACGACGACAAAACACTCAACATCGCTATTCCACACGGCGCGGTCGGGCATCTTGTCGCTCGCCTGAAAGCAGAGCACATGGCCCTTGCCATCAAAGCAGGGGCGGACAGCGCCCTCCTTCAGCCTCTCACTTTGACTGGGGCTCGTCCGGCTGCGGATCAGACCAAAAACCCGGCGTTGATGCTCCAGTTCGACAACGTGTTTGAGCTTGGGGTTGTCGTTCCTCCGCAGTTGATAGAGCCGCTGGAAAGAGTAGTTTCAGCGTTGAAGGATGGGCCGCCCGACGCGCCTCCAAAAGTGCACTGACCACCTAACCCTCCCTGGCCTTCAGCCCCATGAACAGGGCCTTCACCGCGGCCGGGTCCTTCGCCGACACCAGCCCGTCGGCGACCGCAGGCTTGGCCTTGTCGCTGCCGCCAAAAATGGCGCGCAGCATGCCTTGCCGACCCTCATAGGCCGTGACGATGCTGGTCATGCGGCTGTCCAGCGTCGTCTCTTCGTCCCACCCCATCCACCCCATCCCGATCTCCATGAGCCAGGTGAAGTAGGCGGAGTGGGTCAGGCTTCCCCCGTGGCCTTCTCCTCCTCGGTGGGCGCCTCACGGCCGCCGCGCATCAGCCGGCCGACGTACTCGGTCAGCGGGCCGACGAGATTGTCGAGGCCCGAGGCGAAGACGTCGTCCTCGACCATGTTGGGACGCTTGCCGAGACCGGCGCCGACGACGGCGCAGTAGGTCGAAAAGCGGAAGCTTACGAGCCCGTTGAGGATGTCGTTGAAGCTGCCGGCCATGCCATCCAGGTCCCGAAGCGCACGGGGGGTGCACTTCAGGGTGACCGGCTTGCCATTGAGGGTGATGTCCGTATCGCCGTTCATCGTCATCGACCGGTCCTCAGATCAGCGCCGACAGGTCTTCGTAAATCGGGCTGTCGATGCCGACGTTGAAGGTCCTGCGGGTCACGTCGCCGTTGCCACCGACGTTCATGCGCTTCGACATCACGCGGCCCCTGAAATAGAAGACCGAGTTGGTGTAGAGGTTCGACGGCGCGTCGGGGATCTCGACCTTGAACCCGTAGTTGAACTTGGTGGCCTCGGCGGCGATCATCGCGACCTGGCCGACCTGCGTCGGATTGTGGCCGACCACGACGGCGAGCTCGCCGGCATCCCGCGCGCCCTTCAGCTTGCGGATGCGGCCGTCCTTGAGGCCGGAGAACGTCACCGCCGCGGCCTCGTCGCCGAAGTCGCCGAGGTTCTCGACCGGGTCGACCTCGACCCAGGTCAGGCCTTCAAACTCGGTCACGGTGTCGATCGTGTCGAGAACGGCGGCATTCGAGATGTAGAGCCGGGCGCCCAGGCTCGTGTTGATCTCCGTCATGGGGTCTCTCCAGTGTGAAAAACCCCGCGTGGACGGGGCGTGTGGCCGGCTCGAGCCGGGGTCAGGTGAACGCTCGCCAGCGGATGCTCACGGGCAGCATGATCTCGGTGTCCTGCTTCAGGACCGGGCCGAGTTCGGATCGGGTGATGACGACCTTCACGCCCTCGCTGAACAGGCGGAGCGCCGGCGGGAAGTGCGCGGCGATGGCGCCTGCCGTCTCCTTGGCGGGGACATGGCCCTCGTTCAGGGGGCGGAACACGTCCACCTGCATGAGGCCGACCCGCTCGCTCGTGCCTCCCGAGAGGGCGAAAGGCGTGGTGGATGCCGGCAGTTCGTTGACCCGCAGCCATTTGCGGTCGCCGGGCGGCGCGAATGCCGAGTTCGGCCAGGCCACCGGCAGGGCCGGCGAGAATGTCAGCGTGGCGAGCCGGGCGGAGAGGGCCCGCCAGACCTTCGTGTCGGTGTAGACGGCCATGCCGAACCCTTTTCAGTTCCCGCTTTCGCGGCGCGCTGCTACCGTCCACCGATGCCGCTGAAGCTGACCGACGTTGAGGCTTACGACCTGCTGCACCAGGCGTCTGAGACGCTGGGCCGGGCCGAGGGCTCGACGGTTCGCGCCAACACTGCGCTCGACGCGGCGCGCATGATGCTGCGACTGCTGCAGATGGGCCTCTTGAAGGCGGCCGAGGATGACGCCGATCACGTCGAAGGCCTCATCGACCCCGAGCGTTCACCTCTGCCACCACCCGGTTGACCGTGCCCTGCCAGTTGGCGACGGCGCGGCCGACGAAGCGGCGCGGGCCCATTCGGGAGGTGCCGTACTCGACGAACAGGGCATAGTTGGCGGTGTAGCCGGCCGTGATCGTGTCGCCGAGGCTGGCGCCGGCGATCACCGCCGAGATGTTCGGCACCGGGCCCGGCGCGTTCTGAGGCCGGGAAGCGGGCGGCACCTGCATGTTGATGCCGACCTGCAGGGAGGATCGCAGGAAGCCTGTGTCGACCGGAACGTTGTTCTGGGCCTCCTGGATGACCCGCTTGGCGCTCTCGCGGAAGACGGCGGTCAGGTTGCGCTCGGTCTTCTTGACCAGCCCGTCGACCTGGGCGGCGAACGAGAGGTTGGAGACGGCCATCAGTCGACCTCGGCGAGGAAATCGATGTCGTAGTCCGCCCAGCACCGGCAGTTGATGATCTCGGCCGCCGGGGCGGCGGGGTCGCCGGGGTAGCGAAGCCGCGCGCCTGACGGCGAGACGAACTCCGCCTGAAACGTCACTCGCTGGCCGTTCATGGCGCGGTGGGTGTCGCGCACCCGACGGTCCCGCGCCGAGTGCCAGACCTTGCGGACGGCGGCCTCGTTCACCTGGCCGGCGTCGATCGCCTGGGCCATGGCCTCCTGGGCGGAGGCGTGAAGCGCCGCCATAGCCTCGGTGCGGGCAATCGTCTCGCCGCGCATCTTCAGCGCGCGGTTGAGGTAGGCCCGGAACGCCGGCAGGGCTTCCTCCTTGGTAAGGCCCCTGCCCTCTTTGATGGCCCGCCGGATCGTGGCGTCGAAGCGTTTGTCGCGCATGAGGCGCTGGAGCGCGGCCGGGTCGCCCGTGGCGAGCTCGCGGGCATAGCCGCGCGCCCACTCCTGCTGCGTCGATGTGAGGCCGATGAGGCCGCCTTCACGGCGCCCGGTGGCTCGGTTGAGCCGGCCGGCAATCTCCAGCGCCACGTCGCGCGGGTTGCGGCCGTCGATCATGCCCTGCGTCAGGGCGGCGCGAACCATGGTCCGCTGGTCGTCAGTGATCTGGCGGATGAGGTTGGACGAGTGGTCGCGCAGCCAGACCTCGGCGCGGGGGTTGCGGATGTCAAAGAGGATGTCGAGGCGGAACCCGTTGGGGTCTTTCGTCGCCGGGATGCGGCTCTCGGTGAAGCGCCCGCCGGCGGCGAAGGCCTCGGCGAGCTTCGCGTCGAGCTCCCGGAACCGGCTGGGGTCTATGCCGACGGCCCGAAGGGCCCCCTCGACATCACCGCGCTCGAGCCGCTCGGCGATAAGCCCGATCTGCGCCGCGTCGCGGATGCGATAGACGCCGTCGAGGAAAGCATCCCGAAGGGGCTTCTCCCACGACGCGATCAGTTGCTCCCATGAGTTGGCGGGCACGTCAGCCCCGCACGATGAAGCGCCAGGCGACGGCGGTGCCCGCGGCGGGGATGCGCATGGTCTCGACGATCGTCACGGCCTTGCCGTCGATCGCGAGCGTGTCGCCGGGCAGGATCTCGATGGGCAGCACGGCGCACATCACCTGCCGGTCGGTGGCGTAGACCAGCGTGCCGTCGACGAACTTGTCCTCGACCGCGCGAACCACGGCGTCGAGGGCGTAGACGACCGGCGTTCCGTAGGTCGGGGGATCAATGGGCGTCGCGCCCGGCGTTGTCGGCGTCCGGGTCAGCGTGACGACGCCCTGGCGGAAGCGATTGAACAGGCCCGCGGCCTTCGTCTGCATCCGGCCATAGTCGAACTGGGCCATCAGACGGACCATATGCCGAAGCCGGTGGCCTCGGACGCAAGGAATGGGGCAAGCATGCCTTCGACCGCGGGGAGGATCACGCGGGAGGCGGCGGCGAGGTCGGTCTTCTCCGACACCGCATATTCGATCTCGACGGCGCCCTCGACGCGCTCCCGCTTCACGAGGGCCGTCCCGGAGACCGCGGCGCCACTGAGCGACCCGGGCGTCGTCGCCTCCTGGAACGCTGCGAGGAAACTGGCCTCGATCACCGCGTTCGGCACGACGTCATCCGCGATGGACACGCCATGCACGATGGCGCCTGAGCGCGGCCATGCCCGGTCCTGGTCAATGCCGTCCGTGGGCTCGCCGACGAAGCGGCCGCCGTAGGTGGCGTCGATGTACCGGCTACCGCGCTGGCGCAGGACTGCCGCAGTCGGGGCTCCTCCGGGGAGGGTGAGCCCCTCCTCGGTGAGCCACGCCGCGAAAGCCGTGTCATCGCCATAGCCGGCCATCGGTCAGCCCTTGGCCGTCTCGGACTCGACGAAGGACGTTTTGTCCTCGGTCGACATCTCGTTGAAGGCGTCGGCATCGGCCTTGGAGAGGCCCGACAGCAGCACCTTGTCGCCGTCGACGACGTTGAACTTGCCGCCGCCGTGGTGGACGGCCTTCATGTCGGCCTCGGCGGGGTTCGTCACGGCCACCTTGTCCTTGCCGCCGCCCGACACGACGCGGTAGCGCCCCGCCCAGAAGTTCGGCTCCTCCTTGACGTCCAGTACGGTGCCAATGGCGATCTCGCCGTTCGCGCCGAAGATTCCGCCCGCAGTGATCTCGATCTTCATCTCATCTCTCCGTTGGTGAGCGACCCCGGCGCCGGCCGGGGTCGTCATTGTCAGACGTTGACCGAGTAGAAGACGCCCGCCCGACCGTTGATGTCGGCGCGGATGTCGATGCCCATCGCGCCCATCACCAGGAACTGGTAATTGTCCGTGGGATTGGTGCGGGTGATAGCAGTCGTGTTGACCGCCATGCCGACGAGCGGGCGGATGTAGTCGGCGCTTGGAACGAAGCCGAAGAACTCGTTGCCCGACAGTTCGAACGAGACCTCGATCTTGTTGATGCGCCGGTTGGCGAGCAGCGCGTCACGCAGCGAGCCGATCTTGAACCCCGACGAACCGGAATAGGGTCGATCCCAGTTCCGCGCGATTTCGGGCGAGATGTAGAGGTTCACCGGCCGCGTGATGAGGTTCGCGTCCAGCATGGTCCCGAAGGCGCCGTTGATGAAGCCCTCGATCGCGTCCGACGTGGTGCCCGAGGCGGCGAGGTTGATATTGGCACCCCCGGTCGGCCCCAGATTGATCGACTTGGACAGCGGCGAACTCTTGATGCCGTGCCCGGTGTAGCCCTGGAAGACGATGGAGGTATCGCCGTTGAGGGCGTAGAGGGCCATGTCGCGGCGGATCTTCGCCGTGTGGGCCTCCTGGTCGTCGGACAGGGCGTCGAAGTTCTCCGACTGCAGCGTGTTCCACTCTTTTGGGCGTTATGAAATCAACGACTTAGCACCCTCTTGCCGGGTTTTTGCCGGTTCCAGCGTGATTGTCTGTGGAGCGGCGACCAACGCGGAGGCCATCCGATCGAGCGCATCGTGCCGGTGCGAACCAGAGAAAACCGAATGCGCGTAAACCTGCAACGTGACATCGAAAGTTCGGTGTCCGAGCAGGCCAGCAACATCGGGGGGCGACAGCCGACCCTCCAGCATCCAGCTCGCCGCGAAGTGTCGCAGGGCGTGGAAATGGAAGGGCCGGGCCTCCCCTTTTTCCTGAAGACCGGCCCGCTGAAGCAGCAAGCCCCAAGCGTTGTAGAAGCCATGGCTCATCGTCACAGGCGCATCGTTCTCCGTAGTCAAGAGTAGGCCGTGCGGGTTCGGGCGGTAGTAGGTGTCCCACCACTCGCGAAGCACCGCTTCTACAGGTCCGGGCATTGGCACATCGCGAATGCCCGATCGCGTCTTGGGGCCCTTCAGCACAAGGTCGTTCGTCAGGCTGTTGCGCACCTTGATAAGCCGTCGATCGAAGTCGACATTCTCCGCCTTGAGCCCGAAGATTTCGCCGCGCCGGAGCCCGCAGAATGCCGCCAGATAGACGGCCACTTTCATGGTGGCGTGCATCCGGTGACGGATCCACCGCGGCTTGTGCTTCAGGGCTTCGATGAGCGCCTTCACGTCGTCAACGGTGAACGTTGCGATGGTGCGCCGCCCTGCCGCTCGCTCCGGTCTGAACTCCGCGAAGACCCGCCGCTTACCGTAACCGCGGCGGACCGCCATGTCTTCGATCTGCCGTAGGACCTCCAGGCAGCTCTTTCGGGTCTGGACGTTCATCGTGCCCGCCTTGGACACCTCCACCCACCAGTGCTCTGCATCCGTCGACTGAAGCTCGGAGAAGATTCGGGCCCCGATGTACGGCAGCACGTGAAGGCGCACATACCTCTCGATGATCCGGCGCCAGGGCCTGCCGATTGTGCCGTCTCTGACGCGCTGGTCCTGTAGCCGGAGGAAGTCGTCGCACAACTCGAGCACCGTCTTCTTGATCAGGATGTGCTCGCCGCGTTCGATCTCGGCCTCGACCTGAAACCGTCGCCGCTCCGCATCCTTCTTGGTGCGCTCGGTGATGGTTCGCACCTTGCCAGCTCCGTCTCGGTACTCGACGATCCATGCCTCCCTGACGGTGCCGTTATAGGTCCACTTCCTCTTGCGAACGCTAGCCATCAGGTTGCCCTCCCCGCTTGCTGATCAAGCCATCCGTCGAGCTTCGAGCGCAGCGCGCAAATCTTCCGACCAATCTTGTAGGTCGGTAGTCGGGAGGTGTCGTGCAGGTGCTGCGCCTGACGCTCAGAGAGGCCGAGATGCTCCGCGATGTCCTTCATCCCGTAGAGCAGATCGGGCTTGTCTTGATCGGCGAGCCACTCTCGAAGGCGGGCGGGCCGTGCGCATACCGTTCCGCCAATGCGGAAAGTCGGGATCAGTTGCTGATCAATGCGATGCCTCACGACCTTCTCGGCGAGCCCGAGAAACCTCGCGATCGCCGCCGCTCCGTAGAGCACTTCGGATTTGCTCTCCTCACCGTCCATCACCACCGCCACGCCGGCGGCCCGGCGCATCCCCTCGCTCTCGATCCGGAGGGCGATGATCTCGCTGGCGAGGCTGGCCACCACTTCTCGCAGCTGGTTGAGCGCCGCGGCAGCCTCGACATCAAAGCGTTCGATCGGCTGTTCCGTCGCCTGCCGCCGCAACTGATCGACCTGCCTCTGAAGGCGGCTGATGGTCCTCTGCGGGTGCTCCCGCACGATCGGCTGAGCCATCACATTGCCCTCCCCGCCTGGAGGACGCCCTCGCTGCCGTAGGAAGGGCTATAGGCGGCAAATCGGCGCTGGAGCGCGTCCCTGCCCGCCTGCGCCGATCCCGCGCCCTGGTGATAGCTGGAGCCTGCCGGAATGCCGAGCGCGCGGCATGTCCCGGCCGGCATGACGACCCGGTCGTCGATCAGCGTGGCGCAGCAGCTGTCGAGGGCGGCGAGAAGCTCGTCCGGCGTTCCTTCGACGCGCTCTTCGTGCGGGAAGTCGACAAGCGCCCGGAAGGCTTCCTCTGTTGCAGTACGGTCGCCGGCCTCAGCTGCGGCGATGATGTCGGTGCAGTTCATGGTCTTCTCCTGATGGGATGGTGGCCGGCGCGCGTGGCGCCGGCCGGGTGTCGTCAGATAGCGGAGTGCTCGAAGCCCGCCGCCATCTGGAAGTGGGCTTCAGGGCCAGCGGCGTAGAAGCTGTCAGACTCCTCGTCGTCGCAGCCGAAGTCGTCGACGGCGCTATCCTCGTCATCGGGCTCGCGGCCGTCGTGCTCGTCTTCGGTGTCATCGGTGCCGAAGAGCCCGCCTTGCTGGTTTTCGCGGCCCTCCGGCCAGCCGAGAGAGGGTTCGTCGTTGCCCTCGTATCCAGCGTCGTGCGGCTCGTCCTGCACATCCTCTTCGGCGTCATCGCTGCGCAGGTGGCCAGCCGCCCAAGACGACTGGGAGCCGAGCGGCTCGCAACTCTCGACTATCGGCCCCCACCATGTGCGGTGCTCAGGGATCGAAAGGCGGGTTTCGCTGGCGCCGAGTGTCGGTTCGCTCTCGCCGCCGTCCTCAAGGTCCCAACCGTCTTCGAGGCCATCGCCGTCTTCAAGGTCGGCGTCGCCATCGGTGGCGTCGAGAAAGGCAATCAGGGCATCGACGCGCTCAGCTGCCGCGCGGCGCATGCGCCGAACGTCGCCTTTAGCCTCCAGTCGGAGGCGGTCGAGGATATCGAGAATGTTGCTGGGATGGTCGGGGACGAGCCCCGGTGCCGCCGTGGCGTGCATCGTGTTCATGGTGGTGCTCTCAGGTGATCGGCTTTCCACAGCCGCGCCCGGTAACAGACCGGGCAGCCGGGGGGTGGAAACGTGCCTGAGAGACACGTCGACGCGCTTTTACGGTTTCCCGCTGGACATGGCGCACCGCCCCCGGCCATAATGGCCAGGACGGGCGCCCGCCAAGGCGCTCCACGCGATGTCGAGCCCGCCAAGGCTCTCACGCGATGGGCACGTGATCCGCGCCAACGGATCGACGTCCCTACTCAGGTCCGGGTTTCCACACCCACGGACACGATGAACTGATTTCCCTAACCGATCAAGAAGCGCCGTCCCCGCGGGGGCGAACGCTTGCGCGCCGGACGATGCCTGGGTCAGCCTTCTCGGCGTCACGGATGATGCGGGCTTCGTGGATGTCCTTGTGGGACAGGCCAAGGTCAGAGACAGAAACCGCTTCCGCGCTGGAAGTGATTTTCTCGTTATTGGGCCTACGAACCTCGCCACGTTCTTGCGCTGCGTCATACTCGTCGGCCAGCCTATGCTTGGCCTGCGCTTCGCATAGTCCTCAGCGGCGCCGCGCGCCCTCAGCAGGCCACCTGCAGGCTATCGAAACCCTGCGGCGGACCTCATCGATGCCGGCCGTGTTGAAAGTCCCCTCGTGCTGAGCGATTTGGCCCCGCACACGGAAGAACACCCGACCGTTCTCGGGAATACTCCTGATAGTCGAGATGGTCGCCGCTGGCGGTGAGAACACTGCCCGCCCGTTGGTGGACGTGCCCCAATTTGCCTGCACTGCCGGCGCTTGGCCTAGGCGATAGCTTACTGCCAGTTGCTGGGTGAAATCGATCGGTCCGTCTGCGGATACCAATAACTCCGTCCGCGACTCTCGGCAGCGCACGATCATCAATAGTTTGCTGGGAGGCTGCGCTGCCAACGCCGCCGTCACCGAGGGGCTGTCATCGAGCGGTGACTTACCTTCAGTGATCGACCATGCCGCTGCACTGTCTTCGGTCGCTGCCGGAAGTTCTGGCAGGGGGATCGCATCAAGACACTCTAGCCGCTCCGCAGCGACCGTCTTCGTTCTACAGTCCCGCATCTGCGTTTCGAGATCCTGAGCAAGAGCGCCGGCCGACATCGCCGCCATCACCGCCAGTGAAAGCCAGACGCGCATTGCACCCTCCCCGGTTGCCTTATTGAGGCATGAGATACCGGAGCGGGCAAGGCATGAGAGTGATGCGCGCGCCTTCCCACCGCAACTGCCTGTAGGACCGGAAGGGGAACGCGGCGCCTAGTGAGCTGCGAGCGCGGCGGCGCGATGCATCACGCGCTCCCGTATCATTCCGTTGATCTGGCGGGTGGAATCGACGATGCGTACTCGGCGTTTGAACTCCTCGAAGCTCATGCGGTCGAGGATCGGCAGCAGCGCTGCATTGACGAAAGACGAGGTCGCTGTCGAGACCCCATCGAACGATAGCGTGACAGCGTCGGCGCGGCTCAGCGCCACCTCCAGGTGCTCGGCGACAGCGGCGCCTTGATCCCCGGTGTCCGCCCCGGAAGCGATGTCGGCGACCTTTATCAGGGCCATTCCATGTCCTCCCTGCTCTCGGGCACGTGCTCGATAGTATCGGTACGTAGGTGGATTTCTACAACGGTGCCTGGGCAGAATCCGGCATCAGACAGCGGGACGGAACTCCAACCAGTTCCGCCCTCCCCGGCGGGCTCAAAGCGAACAGTTCCGTTGCTCGACATGATTAGTACGGAACCGCGGTTTGATCCGACCACCTTGTCCAGAAGGTGCGCCAAGCCTGCCCCTTGGTTACGCGGCCAGGATTTCGATGTGAAGCCGGGCTGGACAGCCCGCACAATTGCATCGCCATGCCCCACAATCTCCGGCTCAACCCTTCTGACCGTCGCTGGGATCCCTACACCCCAATCTGCGATGGCAATGCGGACTGTGTTCTCTGCTCCAAAATGTTGGACCAGAATGCTTCCAATCTCATTAGCCGAATGGTCGTGAATGTTGTTGAATAGTTCGCTGATACAAACCTTGTAATCCGCCAAAGTCGCTGTGTTGACGCGCAGAATACTCGCTAGCCAAGGTATCAGATTATTTTCCAGCCAAGCGTGCACATCGTTGTTTGATATAAGCCGCAGCGGTTGCATCGACCGATACGACTTCGCCGCCGGGCTTAGCGGGGCACCTTGATGCAGTCGAAAGAAATGCGCGTTATCGAGGTAGGTGACCCCCTCGGGTCGGCTCCATCCCGCGGACGTGGATGTTCCGGCAAACGTAACTCTGCAATCCCGGTGTTTCATCCACGAGACGACGTTGCTAAGCAGCACGACCCCGGCGGGACGGACGAAGCGCAGGCTGCTCATATCGAAGACAATCTCCTTCGGGAGCCCATCAGGACACGCCGCAGTGATCGCGCTCGTCACGCGGTGGATAGCGGTGCCCTCAAGGCGCGAAGGTAGAAGGATACGAGGCGGGCTGGTCACAACTGGTCATCACCAGCCCAATAGGGGTCGCGCGAGAGCCCTCCGCCTTGGTGTCCGCTGACCCACATGCCGTTGTGGCCGCCATTCTTTACGCGGCAGGCTTCTTCGAGTTGATCGACCACAATCACGGCAGTCCGCTCGTCGCAACCGTCGAGAGACACGGAATAGCACGCCTCGGCCTTGCTATCGCACCAGATGCTAAGGATGTGCCTCCGCAGGTGGGGCTCCACTCCCTCAACCATCCGCCTCATGGCCTCAATCTCATGAGCCTTGTCATACCGACTGCTTAGGCCGACACCGTCGACCACAAGAGTGCCAATGGCTGTCGTCGGAACCTTCTCGTCATCGCCCCAACGGCGCTTGGCGCCTGCCGACACCACCTCAGGCTCATGCACTGGGATCGGTCGTCTCGCCATGGCGCGCTCCCTGATTCGGCGCCTGAGGATAGCAGGGACGGCTATCGGCGGAACGGGGCGCGAGGCCTCAGCGCGGTCGGATGACCTGCTCTCGGAGCAGAGAGGACGACCCGGGTACGCCCTTGTAAGGCCCGATGCTCGCGGCGAGATGGCAGACGACGAAGCGGCCCGTCGGCGTGGTGGGCTTAGAGAGGTCGCAAATCCGCGCCACCCACTCCGGGTTGTCGGCAGGGATGCCGATCAGGTCGCCGGGTCGGCAGTAGTGAATGATCACGTTGAGCGTGTCCGCCGAGGAGCGTTCCGGGATGGGGCAATAGGCCGGGCGATCTTGGGCCTGAGCCGTGCCGGCCTGGATAACGATGGCAGCTGCAAAGCTGGCGGCTCGGATCATGTTGCACCTCTCGGCGCTATTCATTCACGGCTGTTCGGCGGTTTCAACCGGCGTGTCTTCGACGTTGCCGAACGAGAACTTGGGCGGCGGTTCGTCCTGTGAGAGGTCTACCGTGTCGCCAACTTGGTCTTTCCAGCGGTAAAGCACCTGCTGAGATGCTCCGCCGTCCCACAGTCGGGACATGACAATGCTGCCCCCGCAGAGGTAGTAGGGCGCGCTGCTCTCCGCTGAAGGCTCGCGTGGCCCTGAGGATCGCCGCTTGGCAAAGACCAGCCGCGTTCCGAAGTCCAGTCGATCGCGACGATCCATTTCCCCGCGAATGTCATCGGGATCGAGTCCGACCGCCCGCAGGTCGTCGGGATCCGGGTTGCCGCTCATCCACATGCCGCCTTCGATGAACGAGAACGGCTCCCGCACGGTGATCTCGTCTGTTTCGAGGTTGCGGCTCGTCTTCTCGTAGGAGGACGTACAGAGAAGGGTGTAGCCGTTGCGCCGCGCAGACCAACCACCGACGGCAAGCCCGACCTCCAGCACATTGCCGCCGGTCTGCAACATCATGTGGCGGTAGACGTAGCTTGCCGCAGCGGGGAACGCGGCCTCGAAGTCGTCGAGGCTGCTGATCTCGTTGCCCAACACGACCCAAAGGGCGGGGAGGAAACCAGCTTGGCCAGATTGCGCGATGCACATGTGGCGGGTCGGGTGCATCTCCACCTTGTCCATGAAGCACATGATCTCGCCGCGCATCGAGATGCAGGCGGTATCGGATAGGGCGAGCACGCCGTCGTCTCCGGCAAACATCACAATGCATGTCATGGCAGCACCAGTTCGCCGCAATGTACGCCGGGATAGGACGGCCGCACCATCCCACCGCCCGCGAAGCCGCGGACGCCGGAATTGATCGCCTCTAGCAGGGGGCGATGGATAGCCGTCTGCTTCGCGTTCACGACAAACTCCCCATGTGAGAGCCGGGCTAAGATGGAGTCGCTAGTCCCTGTGCCAGGGCCGCTGACAGCGCCGCCCGTGGCGTACTGCCCGAAGGGGGAAATGGTCCCACCGCCACCGCCGAATAGACCGCCGAGTAGGGACCCGAAGACGCCACCACCACCGCCGCCTCCAAGCAGCGAGCCGAGAAGAGACCTCAGCGCACTGTCCAGCGCCATCGCCATTAGACGGTCGCCGACGCGGGCCACCTGATTGCCGAGCGCCCCCCACAGGCCAACGCCGCTACGGAGGTCTGACACCATTCCCGATCCGAAGCCGGACATGAGGTCGGCTGTGGCGCGCAGCTGATCGTTGAACCTGAGTTGGCTCGCCAGCGCCGAGTTCATTTGGCTTTGCCAGCCGTCGCCGTAGATGCCGCGCAACTGGTTTGCGATGTTGCGCTCGCCGTCGCCCATGAACATGGTCTGACGGTCGAACGAGGCATCGCGGGTCGCGCGCATCAACGCCTGCTCTTGGCGGACGCGACCCATTTCCTCCGCCAGCCGGCGATAGTGCTCGATTTCGGCCTGCGGCATCTGTAGGCCGAGCCGCGCATATTCTCTTCGAGCATCATTGATGAGCTGGGTTTCCAGCCTCACGCGCTCTTGGACGGCGATTGAGCCGCCCATGACGGCCGCCGAGGCGCGCTCGGCATCGATCTGCATCTGGGTTGACCGAATGCGCTCGCGGGCCGCCTGGAGCAGCTGGTGACTGATGCCGACGCGGACTGTCTCCGCCGCCGCAAGAGCCTTGGCGGCGACGAGCTCGGCGCTGCCTGCCGACGCCCCCTGTTCCCGCGCCTGCTGAATGACCTGAGCCGCGGCAGCCTGCTGCTGCTGCTGTGCTGTGACGGCGGTGATCTGTTGCCGCTCGACCGTGGCGCGCTGGTTGACCTGGTCCTGAAGCGAGATGCGCCGCTCGAGAAGCTGATTGTTGTCCAGCAACAGCGCTCCATCGCGGGCGAAGACGCCCCGGCCATTTTCCTGAAGCTGATCGCGCAATGCTCGCTGCGCGGTCATCATCTCGGAGCGGGCTCGCTGATAGGCTTCGTTGCCCCCTTCGTCGCCCTGCCGCTGATAGGCGTCTTCCTTGGCCTTGTAGAGCCGACGGTATGCGTCGGCCAGGTTCGTTACCTGATCGACCTGCTGCCGCTCGGGCACGCCAAGGCTTCGCGCGGCTTCGGTACCGCGGTCGATCGACCGACGCTGGCGAGCGATCTCCGCTTCCATGCCGGCCTGGCGCTCGACGGCGAGGTTGATGGTGTCCTGAGCGACGCGGATGGCATGCATCGCCGCCCGCTGGATTTCCAGCTCGGCCGACACGCGCTTCCGGGCGTCGTTCTCTTTCTGGATATCCTCCTGGAGAGGACCGAAAGCCGACCGGTTGCCAAGCTCCCGGCCGGTCGCGCGGTCGACCACCAGCCCCTGCGCCTGTGCCTGAAGCTGCTCCAGACGCTGGGCAGCCTGGTCCGCGAAGCTCGGTCCGGAGGCTTGGGCCAGCCCGCGCTCGATTGCTCGGCCGATGGCGTCTCCAGCGTTGCCTGCCTTGGCGCCTAGCGTCTCCCATGCCCGGGCCCAGATGCTGGTCAGCTCGCTGGCCTTGCCGAGCCGCGGCGCGAAGGTGTCCATAAGGACCTGCTGCGCTCGCTGTTCCTTGCCGCTCGCGACAAGCTCGGCGATGTAGAGCCGCGTGCGCTCAGTGAGGCCGCCGAGACGCTGGTTCAGCATCTCCGCGCCGCGGATCGGATCTGCGAACGACTCGGCCAGGAGCTTGTTCGCGTCGGCTCCGGGAATGCCAAGGGTGGCCGCAAGGTCTCGCTGCATGGAAGCAATCGGCGACAGCATTCCCGCGCCGACCCTGCCGGTGTTAGCCAGCGCCCCGACTGTCCCTCGCGCCTGTGCTACCGAGACGCCCTGAGCACGAGCAGCAGCTTCGGCCGCCGCGTTTAGGAGCGCGGTTGTCGCCCCCGCGTCCCGGCCGGTACCCTGAAGGGCGCGGGATAGTTCGCGCTGCGCCCCGGCCCAGCGCTCATAGAGCGCCACGCCTCCAATCGTCAGGCCAGCGACGGTCGCGGCGGCCCCCTTGGTCGACAGCATGAAGCGGCCGACCGCCGTAGCCGCCTGGCCGAACACGCCCGGCGACTGCTGCCAGACCTGCATGACCTGCCCGCCCTGCTGAGCGAGAACCTGAAAGGGGCTGGATCCCGACGCCAGCGACGTGGCGATATCGTTGATCTGGAACGATAGGTTCTGGAGGGCGGCGCGCTGCCCCCTCAGGCTGGTGGTGAGGCGATCGTTCGCCTGCACCGAGCTTTGCGCAGCGCGGGCGAACTGACTGCCGGAGTTTGCCGCCGCCTGGAAAGCAGACGACGTGCCGGACGCTGCACGCTCGGCATCCTTGCTGGCCGCGGCCAGTCCCTTGAGGTCGTCGCGCGCCTTCGCGGCGTTGGTGTCGACCTGAATGCCAAGCCGTGCGATGTCCGTCACGTTCGCCTCCCCTTATCAGGCCGCCGCCTTGCGGTGGAAGTTCTGGCGATTGCCGACGAAGGCCTCGACCTGCTGCCGCAGCCAGGGGAGCTTGCGATACAGCCGCTCGGCCTCCTCGGTGTTGCAGGCCGGCCGCACACCGTCGACGATCACGTTGTCCCAGCCGAGGGTGACGCCGGCGAGGAGGCGGAAGGTGTGGTTCTCCATCTGGTCGCCGGAGATCTTGCCGGCCGGCGCCTCGGCGAGGATGTCGGACTGGGTCCGGCGCCATGCCGCCGAATCCATGCTGCCGAGCGTGATGGTGATCGGGTCGCCGTCGTCCGTTTTCATCGCCGCCCCCGAGACGGGGTGGCGAAGCGTCATGACGGCGCGATCGGTGAAAATCAGGTCGGAAAGGTCCATGTAAAGTCTCCAGGTGGTTTCGCTGACCGGCAGGTCCGGATAGAGGCTTCGGGACCGCCGGAAGTTGTCCAGAAACCCAAGAACGAGTTGGCGGGCGCCGGTGCTGTCGAGCGCCGCGATGGCCCGGCCGCGCTGGCGATCGAACACCGCGCGCGCCGGCTCCGCGGCCCGCTCCATGGCCTGCAGCATGGCCGCCGCAGATGCCGGCGGGCGAGGCAAGATGGCCGCTGCGGTCAGATTAGGCAGCCTGGTCATTGGCGGCCTGCGGGCCGTCGATCGGACGCGCCATGAGTGTCCAGTTTTTGCCGACGTGCATGCGCTGGTCCGCACTCGCCAGTGTCCTGCGGATATCGGCATCGGCTTCGTTGAGGTCGGCGAGCACAGCCGTCAGCGCCGCGCTGTTGAACATGCCCATCATCGGCATCTCGGCGCCGCTGTTGCTTGCCGCCTGATCCGCAGCGTGTGTCAGCCGGCTGGCCTCCGCCTGATGGCCGGCGAAGGAGGTCAGATCCTGGCGGAACCGCTGCCACGCCGCCACAGCCGCCACTGCAGCCGCCTGAGCCGCCTTGGCGAGGGTCTCATGCTCTTCGGCGAACTTGGCTACCGCTGCCGCGCCAGCGCGCCGCTCGGCCTCCGGCAACGCCGCCTCTAGCGCGCGTCGCTCCACTCGCAGGCGCCGCATGACCCGTTCGGCGTCGAGGTGCTTGGCCTCGATCGCGTCGAGGTCGCCGCCGGCCGCCATGACCTCCGCCAGTTCGGCGTCAAGATCGCGCGCGGCGTGGCGCTCCTCCTCTCGGCGGATTTCGAGGAGGCGGCCCCGAATATCCGCCGCCGACTTGCTGCTGAAGGGGCTCGACATGGTCAGTTCTCCGCCTTCGGGAGTTTGAACGGGTTGCTGCCAGGCGCCGGCTTGCGCCCGCCGGCCGCGTTCATCGCGTCGGTCTGCGGCTTGATGCCGAGATCCTTCAGAACCGGCGCCAGGGCATCGCTGACCAGCTTCGTCAGATTCTCCGGCTTCAGCATCTCCTCGACGCTGGCAACCGCCGCGTCGGTCCTCTTGCGGAGAGCCTCGAAGTCTTCGTCGGTCGGCTTCTGGCCTGCCCCGGCGGTCACAAAAGTTCGGGTCGTCATGTCGTGATCCTCTTCGGTTGGAAAGGTGCGAGGCCCGCGAGCGGCGACCAATCGACGAAGGAAGCGTCACCACTCCCGCCATCTCGCAGTTGATTGAAGTCGCCGACGCCTCGCGCGCCTGCGTCCACGGAGTGGTTCTGGAAACCCGTCATGATGCCGCTCCACCGATCTGGCGCACGCGGCTGGTCAGGAAGACACCTGCCGATCTGACGGGGTTTTGGTCGACGGCCAGCTCGGTAATCGCCCAGACCAAGGCGTCGACCCGGTCCGGGGAGTAGCCCATCTTCGAGCGGTCGAAGTCGCTAGTGAAGGCGCACATCTGGTCTTCGAGGGCATCGAACGCCCCGACGTGATGGCACCGCTGCTGCTCATAGAGAGCGGATACCGGCTCCGCTCGGGAAACCTTGCCGCGGCTCGCCCGCACCTCTCGATAGGGCACGTTCTGATCGACCATCCGAATGGTGGCCTCGACCAGCGCGCCGCCGTTGTTCACCTCTGCGATGATCCGGTCCGCCTCCCACCCATGGAAAGCCTTGACCGCTGCTTTCGCCCATCCCTCGGGGCTGGCCTTCAGCGTCAGGTCGTCGAGCACGTAGACGTGGCCCTGACGGCAGATGCCGGCGACGACGATCCCTGTCTCGTCCGATCCCTCATTGTTCGACACCGCCGGATCGACGGCCACAACGATCCGCACCAGTTCAGGTGGCCGGTCCACCCGGTCACGATCAATCCACGCCCGCTGCCAAAGCGCGCCGGGCGTGTCCTCTAGCAGCTCGCCTTCGAGTTCCTGCCGGCCGAGCCTCGTGCCGCCGTACAGGCCCTCGATTGCCTTCAGGAAGGTCGGCGCAAGGTTCGCCGCATTGTCCAGGGTGCGGCCGCGCGTGATCACCACGCCCCTGCCCTGCTGCTCCACCAGGTCCCGCACCAGCTTGATCGGTCGGGGGGTCGTCGTCACGACACAGCGCGGCCGCGCGCCGAGCCGAAGGCCCATCTGCAGCATCGGCCACGCCTCGGGATAGCGCCACGCGCCAAGCTCGTCACACCATGCCGCGTCGTGCTGGGGCCCGCGCAGACGCTCCGGCTCATCTGCGCTGTACGTCGTGCCAATGGCACCGTTCGGCCACAGCAATCTGCGCTTCGATGGCTCATAGGTCGGCCTCATGTGCGGAGGAGCGATGGCCAAAAGCCCGCTCTCCCCCTCGACCATGACGTCCCGGGCATCCGAGGCAGTCGGCGCAACTAGGGCGATGCGGCTCGCCCCGCTCATCACCTGCTCCTGAACCCACTCGGCGCCCGTGCGGGTCTTTCCCCAGCCGCGGCCGGCGAGGATGAGCCAGGTGATCCAATCCTCCCCCTCCGGGGGCAGCTGATCGGGCCGAGCCCGAAGACGCCAACTGCTCGACAGGGCGCTCGCCAGCCGCCCATAGAGGTCTGCATCACGCGGCAGCGCGGTCATCGCCAGCCTCCCTGATCACAGGAAGGGAGATCGTTCCCTCAATTGCCGGAGGCGCTGTCTGAAGCTCCTGCAAGCCCTCCAGCACGTCGCGAAGGGCCTCGGGGTGCCGCTGAAGCTTGCGGATCAGCATCGCCTCAAGGTTCGCATAGGCTGGGCTGGCCATAAACACGGCGACGTTCTGCGTCACGTTCGTGACTGGGCCGCTGCGGAGGATCTCGCCCGTGAGCCGACCCATCTCGACCAGCACTTCCGTTGCCCGACCGGCCAGCGATGCTGTCGCGCGGCGGTCCTTTACCGTCGCCGCCTCGACCATCGCATCCATCACGGTCTTGCGGACGATCGCCAGGTTATCGAGGAGGCTGGTCCCTTCCGCGTTTGCCCGCTCGGCTAGTTCGGACATGGGCACGTCGGCGATCAGCTGGGCGCGCCGCTCACTGTCGACGTGGTCCCTCATGTGCCGCCAGATGAGGTCGCGCTGAAGCCCGAACCGGGCCGCGAGATTGTCGAGGGTGACGCCCGCGAGGCGGAGCGTTTCGATACGCACCCGCTCAGGATGGTTGCACACCTTGCAACGGTGCTTCAGCAGTCGCCGAGCCTTAGCTGACCGCTGCTGCTTCTCGGTATCGGTGCGGGCTTCGGCCGGCATGCTGACGAGGCTTCCCTGAGTGGTGAGGGAGCCCGCTCGCCAGATGGCGCCATGAGCGTGTCGGAGCGACGCCGACGCCTGAAAGACTATGCGATAGGCTGTCGCAAATCAAGATGTGGTGGCGAGATGGCCTTTGCGCTCAAGATATCGCTTCACGGTCGCCGCATGAGTCCCGTGCTTAGCCGCGATGGCTGGCAGGCTAGCACCGGCCTCTCGCATCGCCCTCATGTCGGCCAGGGCGGACTGCTCCGCCTCGTTCGGCACAAGCCGATCGCCGAGAACGTCGAAGCCGAAGGGGCGCTTGCCGCCATTGTATCGGCCCTGAGCGGCAAGGCTCTGCTTCACGTCCCGGATGCGCTCGCGGATGCGGTCCCGCTCACTCTCAGCGACGGCAGACAGGATCGTGAAGACGAGCTTACTGATGCCGTTACCGCACACATCGCCGCCGAGGTCGATCATGTGCAGCGACACACCATCGGCCTTGAGAACCTCAAGGGTTGCGAGCGCATCGGCCGCCGAACGGAACATGCGGTCTAGCTTCGGCGTGATCACCGCGTTGCCCTTCTCGACGAGGGCTAGCAGTCGCTTTCCTTCAGGGCGTTCCGCCAACGGGACCGATCCAGACACCCCAGCCTCGACGAAGACCTCGGCCAGCTGCCAGCCCTTCATCATGGCATAGCCTTCGATCATGCGGCGCTGGGCATCCAGGCTTTCGCCCCGCTTGGACTGCTCCGCCGTGCTCACTCGGATGTAGCCGAAGACCTGCATCTTGCGTCTCTTCCTTAGCATTGCTGTAGCACCGCTAAAGATAGGAGACCGCAAGAATGAACGCAAGCGAAAAAAGCGTTCCCCAATAAGCACATAGCTCCGCTACCGTGTATCGGAGCCGTCGCATGGCCTTTCGATCTGGGGGAGTTTTTCGCCATCTATTCTGCCCTCCTATCGACATTGGCACCTCCTCGCGTTGCTGTCGCGGGCTGGCCTGCCTTCAGTCTCGCGGGTTGACCCCGGCGTTCCAACGCCCGGGGTGTTCCAACCCGGTGGGGGGTATGGGGGGTTGGAGCACACACCCCGTTGGAAGGGCGTTGGAAGGGCGTCGGCAGGGCGTCGGTACCTAATCGGCATCATAGCGCCTCACTTCCTTGACCACGATCCGCTGCCTGAGCTTGGAGGGAGGGCCATAGCTTTCCACGGCGATCTGTCCTGAGGCGAACAATCGGTTCATGGCCTTGGCGAGGGCGCCCTTGGTAAGCCCCTCTGCCCTGGCGTCGGCGGCGAACACCGTGGGGGCGTAGCCGGCTGACGGCGCTGGGCTGACGCTTCGGCCTTCCGCTGTGTATGTGGCCACGAGGTCGAGGAACACGCGCTCGGCCTTTAACCCGGCTGCCACCAGACCAGCACCTCCGATACTGTTCTCGACGGGCACGAACACCCCGTCCTGCCAGCGCACTCGCAACTCGGTGCCGACGCGCCCATAGTTGGCCTTCATGACGCGCAGGACGCGGACATCGGGATCCGGCTCTGCCATCCTTTCACCTTCGCGCACGACCTGTCTTTCGAGGTAGAGGCGGGAGCGGACGGAGTTGCTCCAGGCTGTGTTGCCGGACGTACCGGCGCCGCTGGTCATGCCGGACAGCGATGGGTGTCCGAGAAGCACGATGGTCGCGCCGTGCTCGATGGCGATCCCACGGAGAATGGAGATGAACTGACGCGCCTGGGATCGGACGTTCTCCTCTCCACCGAATAGGTCGGCCAGGGTGTCAAGGACCACCAGAGCGGGTTTGCGCTGGCCGATCCAGGCGGCCAACTGTCCGAGTAGTGGCGTCTGCCGGAGAATGCCCGACCGGCCCTCAGCCGTGGCCAGGAGGGCGTCCTTACCGGCGAGGCTGAGGATGTGGAGCTCGGCCACCTCGGCGAGGTCATAGCCCGTCTTCAGGCAGATGCTCTCCAAGCGCCTATGCACCTCCTCAACCTCGTCCTCGGCCGTGAGGAACAGCGTGCGGCCCTCTTCGGTGGGCATCCCTATCCATGGATGGCCGGTCGCTGTTGAGAACGCGAGTTGCAGTGCCAGGAGGCTCTTGCCGGTGCCGCCGTCTCCGAACAGCAGCGTCACATTCTTGGCCGGGATCATTCCCGCGACATGCTCTTGCCGCGGCGTGGCACGCCCTGCGGCGAGTGTTGATGCTGCGACGATGGTTAGGGCTGGGCCGGATCGCCGCGCCGGCTCAAAAGCGGCCGGCTCGATGGCGGGAAATGGGCGCGTGGAAAGGAATGAACGCATGACGCGCTTCCGTCCCACGGTGGCGAACTCAACACCGACCATCCCCGCGGTATCGTCTGGGACGGCTACCGTGCCCACGCCGAACTTCCGGTGCCAGACAATCTGCTCGACGGTGAGCGGCCCGGTTTCATCCTGCATCGGGACGCTCCGCATGATGGCCACACCAGTCTTCCGGCTCGACGGCCGGCCAAATGCCGCGCCCCCGGATCAGCGCGCCGTCATCGTCACCAGCTGCCTTCGGAGGCATGGCGCGACACTCGCCCATCCGCAGGTTCGCGGGCGGCTGAAACTCGGGGTTCCCAAGCACGGGGCTGAAGAATGCGCAGACGGCGCAACGCGGGCTCGTTCTATGCGGCATGCTGCACCTTCAGGGTGTTGCTGCGATGGGTGATTGGGCCGGAGGAAGTCCAATGTCCGGGATGGCCCGCCAACGGCGGAACATCGCCGCGACCTCCTGACGGTGCGCTTCGTCCTGCGCTCGAATGGGGCCGATCTGTCTGAGCCAATGCGGTGCCCTCGCGTGGTCGAGGATGACGACCCCGCGCCGGCCGGCCTGAAGCCAGCGGAGGGGGTTGCGCCAAAGCTGAAGGGGAGTGTTGTGCAGACGGAGTTGAACGGCGCTGACCTGGTCCTCGCCGAGCGCCCATGCCCCGCCGCGGGCGACCTCGAAGCGGTCAGGCGCGGCAGGGTCGAATGCGAGAAGGTCGCCGAAGTCGGCCTCGGCGGCCTCACAATCGGAAATCGGGAACACCAGCGCCCGGGAGCCGGTGGAGGCGAACGCAAAGCCATCGCCAGGGTCGAGCCATCGGACGGTAGCGGGCAGGATCGGCAGGTCGGTTATCAGGTCGGCTGGCACGCCATGCGCGGCGAGCCACCGTGCGGCTTCAGCAGCGCTGCCGTCCCCGATCGCCCCGAACGCTTGGGCGAGCCAGTCTGCCATCAGTCCCGCGCGGTCGAGAATATCGTCGCGCTGCCGACCGGCCTCGTTCATCGTGGCCGAGGCGGCTCGTCAACGATGGCGTTGAGGATGGCGCCGAGAACGCTGCCGGCTCCGCCTTGCGGGTCCTGCGACATAGCCGATGCCAGAGCCTCGAGAGGCACCCCGTACTGCAAGGCGATCGACACCGCCACCGCAGCGTCATTGGCGATGGCCGCGAAGTCGCTGCCGGTCTTCACGGACGAGATGAAGCACTCGGCGGGCCGACCATCGGGATAGAAGCCGACGCTGACGGCGAACGCTTGGCCGCGGTGTGCCACCTGCCGAGTTTCCGAGCGGCGGCGATCTGGAAGCCGGTGCCTATTCATGGGCAGCCCCCAGCCATTGGGCCAGGCGGGCGTTGAACTCCTCCGCTGCCTCCTTCTCGACGAAAGCGAGGTCCTCGTCGTCGAAGGCTCCCTGCCGAGACAGGCACTTGCGGGCGAGCACCTTGAGCTCCGCCGACGCGCGCCGCTCCACCCGCTTTCGCCGGACCCTCCGTTCGCTGACGAGGTCGGATGCGGTCGATGCCAAGGCGATGGCGGCGGTCCGGGCCTCGGTTGAGGCGATCGCGAGATTGAACGAGGGGAGCTTCACTGGACCGCTCCCGTCGTTTCGCCGGTGAGGTCTTTCAGCGGCAGGCCGGATTCGCTGCGGATCTCCGTGGCCGCGGTAAGCGCGTCGGAATAGAATGGGCCGTCCCAAACGCAGCACCGCTCGCCGATCCGGCTGACGAGAGTCACAAAGTAGCGGCGCGTCCCGATCAGGCGGGCATCGCTGCCTTCGGTGAGGGTGCCGCCGTCGATCTCAACATATCCATTTTCAGTGATCATCGGCGGTCTCCTGCCGGCCGGGTTTCGGCGATGAAGCGAGCCATCAGCGCGGCCTCGGCGCGGTCGGCGTCCTTCTTCCGGGTGAAGTGGGTCGAGGTCGGCCAGAGACGGATCGCCATCGCCCTCGCCTGCTCTTTGTCCGAGGACAGACGAAAGTGCTTCTTCCACGCGCCCGGAGTGACCCTCAGAAGCGGGACGCCGAGCGCGAGCACGACGCCCTGGGCGGTCCCATAGGCAGCGCCGAAGTTGAAGGTGCTGGAGACGCCCTGCTTTGGCATCGCATGCACCCGCTCGATCACGGCCAGGTCGGGCGCCATCTGCCGGATGCGCTGGCCGAGGGACACCGCGTCGACCTCGCCGTCGGCCTCCGGCATGTCGTCGCACCCGATCAAATCCGGTCGGTCGGGGAAGTAGAAGGCGATCGCGCCGCTGATGCCGGGGTCGATGCCAAGAATGCAGAACGGTTGGGCGGGGGTGTCGTTCATGGCAGCAGACCCTCGCCGATCGCTGCCTTCTCGGCGGCCTGGAGCGCCTCGATCACGTCGCGCAGCTTCGCCGGCTTGATCACCACGCCCTTTGGCGTCGGCACCAGCTTCCCGTCATGGTTCGTCGCGTGAACCCTGAGATCGATCCCGCGGTTGCCTTGGAAGGTGCGCAGGGCGACGTGGATCGTCTCGCGCTGGTTCTTGGGGACCTCGGCAATCAGCCGGTCGTCGGTGGTTGCGAAGTCAGCCATGGGAGGAGCCCTCCGAGGCCTTTTTCAGAAGCCATGCGTCGAGCTTCGAGCGCAGAGCGCACACAGAGCGCCGGAGCTTGAAAGTGGGCAGCTCCCCCCGTTCATGAAGGTAGCGGGCTTGACGCTCCTCCAGGCCAAGATGCTTGGCGATCTCTTCAATCCCGTGACAAAGATCGGGTCGTTTATCCGATGTCATGACATCTCCTTTCGGCCGCTCTCTTGCCGGTTCGTTGCCGGTCGGCGGCGCCGCGCAACGTCGGCGGTCTCTGACTTTTCAATGGGTTATGCGTCGCCCTTTGTCGCTCAATCACCGGGCAAAAAAACAGGCCCCGAAGGGCCTATTTCCTTTTCATGTCAATGGGTTGTTCGGTTTTCCGGCCCGACCGTGTTCCACTCGCGCCACTCGCGACCATAGGCGGTCGAGAAGATGGGCACGGGCGAGCCGCGATAGTCGTAGGTCACCTTGTCCATGGCGACCGGCACCTGGCCGGAGATCGAGCGCGTCACCGCACCCGCATCGCTGGAGACGCGGTTCATCACCACGATCTTGCCGATGTTGACCGGGCGGGCGAGCGGCATGAGGTCCGCCATCCAGACCTGGCCTTCGTCCGAGCGCATGACGCGCCGGGTGATACCGTCGAGGTCGAGCCACGCATCGCGCGGCAGGATCGAGGCGGCGTTGCCCATGAACTGGGCCGTCAGAGAGGCAAGGCCCTCCTCCGTCCGGTGGAAGTGCTCGCGCACCATGGAAACCTCGTTCCACCACTCCGCATGGGGGCGAGAGTTGGCGACGAGCTGTTCGTCGAAGTATCGCATCGGAGTGTCCCCTTTAGGCCGCGGCGAGCTGGTTGCGGGCCACGCGGGCGCGCACGAGCTGGTCCGCACCGGACGTGTTGTTGTAGGCCTCCTCGGCGATGGCGATCACGCGCTGACCAGTGGTCGCGAGCACGAACTTGCCGGCCGAATTGGTGGTGAGCTGGGAGCCGCGGGCGACGTTCACGCCCGTCGGGACTCGGACGTTGAAGAACTGCTCGTCGAGCATCTCCATGCCGATGATCCGGTCGTTCGCCGGCCAGGCGTCGTCGACGCCCTTGAGCGCGAGGTAGTTGTCCTGGGCGATGTAGACCTTGGTGAGTGCGTTGGCGCCCGCCTGAGCGAAGTTGGCGCCCGACTCGATGAGAGCCGTGCCCGGCAGGATGGCAGCAGCGCAGACGCGCTCCTGCACCTGCGGGCTGACCTGGGTCACGGGACCCGCATAGACCTTATTGTAGCGCGGCATGATCAGGCCTCCGCCTTGGGGAGCTTGAAGGAGGGCTTGTCGCCGGTGCCGGCGAATGCCCCGTTGAGCGCCGCTGCCGTGCCCGGCTTGGCCTTCTCGGCCAGCTTGCGCAGGGTGTTCAGCGGCGTGGCCTTGGCGGTCTCCTCGTCGAGGAGGTTCGCCTTCACGACCTTGGCGACGAGCTCGGCCTGCTCGGCCTCGTCCTTCGCCTTCTGGTTCGCGACCATCTCGGCCTGTGCGTCGGTGATCGGCTTGATCGCCGCGGCCACCGCATTGCCGATCGCCGTTGCCAGCGCGTCGGGCTTCATCGCTTCCGAGAGGGCGTCAACCTTCTGGGAAAGCGCGTCGAACTGGACCTTGTCCATGTCGTCGTCCTTCGTTGTGTTGGTAGAGGGTTCCCGCTCGGAGCCGAAGGCTTCGATAATTGCGGTCTTCATGCGCTCCCAGACGCTGGCGTGCTGCCGGCGTGCGAGGGCTTCGACCAGCCGGTGCCCGGCGTAGTCGATCTCTTGGTCGATCATGTCCGTGAGGGACGAGTTGATGACCTCGATTTCGGTCTGCTCGCCCTTCGCGTTGACCATCATGCCGACGCCCTGGGCGGGAGTGGCGGCGCCCTCCTCGTCCAGGAGGATCGCGTCGTGGTCGAACTCGAGGTTGCGAGCGATGTGCTTGTAGTCGACGTCGCCGTTGGCGGCTTCCAGGTTGCAGTAGAGCCCCGTCGAGGTGTGGATGGGCTCGCCCTTCTCGATGGCGGCCAGAACTGCCTTGCCGCCATCGGACTGGCTGGCGCGCTCGACGTCGATGACCTTGTCCATGAGGACCCGGCCCTTCTCGCGCCGCAGGTTCTCGTTCCAGGCGCCGATCCACCCGATGTTGATGCCCTCGGGATCGCGGGCGGAGACGAACTTGCCGTTGATCGTGGGGTGGCCGAGGGGCGCCGGCGTGCGGTTGAGGCCGACGTAGCTCTTCTCGATCTCATCGGCCGGGTACTGGATGCCGTTCATGACGACGTTATCGGGAAGCGTGGCGGCCGAGACGATGATGACGTCACGGCCGTTCCGCTTCTCCTTGCGCACGGCCTTCGTGTTGGCGCGGGCGCGGATGTTCACGCGGACCTGTTTCACCAGCCGCCTCCTCGTTCAATCGTGGTCAGGGTCAGGCCGCCGGCGCGGGCTCTTCGCGCGGCAGGGCGCCGAGCGGATCAGCGTCCTCGGCTGCCGGCTCGTCGCGGAACTTCTCGGCGTCCGACAGCGGCTCCAGGTCGACCGCGGCGCGGATCTCTTCCGGCGTGAACACGAGTTCCCCGCCGTCCTTCATCTTCTGGTTCGTGTCGGCCATCTTGTTGGCCCGATCGATCTTCTCGGACATCGAGGACTCGGTCAGATCCGACCAGTCGACGTGCCAGTCCTTCTCGGGGAGAATGCCGAACCGGACGAGCCGTTCGACGAGCGTCATGATGTTCGGAACCACCTCATTGTGACGCCGAGACATGCAGGTCTGCGCCCACTCGGCGGCATCCTCGGTGCTCGCCCGCTCGCCCGTCTGCGACCCCACGAGGATCTTCAGCGGGATGGAGAGCGACGCGGCGAACGACTGGAGAGCCACGGCCACGAAATGCTCCGGGCTCGGCAGGGTCACGCCGAGCGTCTTCGCCTGCATGCCCTTGATCATCAGGAGCTTGTCGAAGCCCTTCTGCCATCCCTCGACCTGGGCCTGCATTTTGTCGGCGATTTCCTCGGCCTTAACGCCCATCGCCTGGGCCATGGCCTCGACGTTGGCGTCACCATCCACTTCGAGCACGGGGGCGGACTTGGCGTTCTTCCAGAAGCCCTCGCCGCCGGCGCCGATGATCTTCTCGATCGTCAGCAGATCGTTGTAGCCGGGCTCAAGGCTCGACCGGGCGTGAATGGTCCCGTCGCGGGACCAGACGATGACGCGGTCGGGATGCACGTTGAAGGCGCGCGCCTGGCCGGTCGACTTACCGACCTCGGCCTCGTTGAACTGGAACATCTTCGGCTGGCCGTAGGTCGGCGAGGTCTCCGCCGTATCCCACTCTGACACGACGAGTTGGCCTTCCCACGCCGGGATCACCTCGACGAGGCCGTCCAGGCCACCCGACACGCGGTCGACCGGCTCGGAGAACCGCTTGCTGTCGGCGAGGCGCAGGATCGCGCCGGCATAGCCCCCGACGAGCCCGCGGCGGTCGGCCTCGGCCAGGCGCTGCCAGAGGCGGAGGGCGGCGAAGCGGAGGCGGATTTCCTTCTCCAGCGTCGTCTCGTCCTTGACCGCGCCCTCGCTGCCGTCGCGCTCCTTTTCGAGGAGGAACGGCATGTCCTGCCAGGTCTTGAGGATCGTGCGGTCGACTCCCGCCCGGGCAATGCCGTTGCGGGTGTAGATGTCGAAGAACTGCTTGAACTCGACGTTTTCGGGCCAGCCGAAGTCGGCGTAGTGGTTGTGCTTGGCGCCGGTGAAGAAGCCGGGGAACATCGTCGCGAGACTGCGCGAGGCGCTGTTCAGAACGAAGCGGATGCCCATCAGCGGTTCCTCGATGTCAGGAAGACGCCGGCCGACACGTTGTCGCTCAGCATGAGTTCGGTGATGGCCCAGACCAGCGCGTCGGCCCGGTCAGGCGAGCCCTCGCCGAGGTAACCGTCAGGCGTCATGGAGCACATCTGGTCTTCCAGATCGGAGAACCCGCCGACGTGCTTGACCCTGCCCTGTTCGTAGAGTGCCGCGACGGGCTCGGCCCGGGCGACCTTGCCGCGGGACGCCGTGACCTCCCGATAGGAGACCTTGGGGTCAACGGTGCGGATGACGTGCTCGACCATGGCGCCGCCGAAGTTGCGCTCCGCCACGATCCGGTCGGCGCCGAGATCGTAGTAGGTGGCGACAGCGCGCCGGCCCCAGCCGTCCGGCGAGAGCTTGCAGGTCCGGTCAGCCAGCACATAGGCGTTGCCGTCCGTACCCTTGCCGGCTGCGATGATGCCGATGCTGTCGCCCTTGTCGGCGGCCCCCTTCGTGCCGGAAGGGTCGACGGCGACGACGATGCGAACGAGGTCCGGCGCGGCTTTGACCAACGCCTTGTCGATCATGTCGCGCGTCCACAGGGCGCCCGGCACGTCGTCGAGGATCTCGGCGTTCAGCTCCTGTCGGCCGAGCCGCGTGCCCTCATATTTGGTGCGGATCGTCTGGAGGAAGGCTGCGGGCAGGTTGTCGGCATTGTCGAAGGTCGAGCCACGGGTGACCTCCGTCGCGGCATCGGCCATGATCTCTTTCAGGACCGGGATGGGCCTCGGCGTCGTGGTCACCAGCACCCGCGGGTCACGCCCCCGGCGCATGGTGAACTGCAGCATGTCCCACGTCTCGCGGGCGTAGCGGTACTTGGCGAGCTCGTCGACCCAGGCGGTGTCGAACTCCGGGCCGCGCAGCTGGTCGGGCTCGGTGCCGTTGTATCCCAGCGCCATCGCGCCGTTCGGCCAGACCAGCCGCACGGGCTTGTAGCGGACCTTGGGCGCTTCGGCCGTCGGGTGAATAGACAGGATGCGCGAGACCATGACCTCCTCGAGGTCCTTCTGCGTCTCGGCGATGATGGCAATGTTCCGGGCGCCGCTGGCGACCCGCTCCCTCACCCATTGCGCTCCGGCCTCGGTCTTTCCGAAGCCGCGGCCAGCGAGCACCAGCCAGGTGCGCCAATCGCCATCGGGGGCGATCTGATTGGGTCGAGCCCAAAACCGCCAGTCGTGCAGAAGCTCCTCGGCCTGCGCCTCAGTGAGGCTTGCGAGGATCGCCGCCCTCTCGGCGTCCGGAAGCGATGCTATTGAGCTTGCCAGCGAGGAGGTCACGCGCACTCACGTCCTTGTGCTCGATGGGACCGCCGTTCGGGCCGGTGTGCTCGACGCGCTCCTTGAACATGCCGAGATGCTTGCCGAGGTCGACGAGGGCAGCGCGCTTGTCATGCAGCTTGAACTTCACCCGACGGACATCCCGGGCGTCCTCGCCGCGGCCATCCTTGAAGTCCTCCACCGTCACCTCAGCGAGCGCCGCGGCCTGATCCCGGGTAAGGCCAGAGAAGTCGAGGTAGGGGTCGCCGTCCGATCCGGCACGCATGTAGTCCTGCATGTTGGCGAACCCGATCCGGGCCAACTCGGCGACGATGCGCTCCTGGTTGACCTCGTACTTGTCGGCCAGGCGCTTCTGCCGCTTTTCGATGGCGGCCGCGATGTCAGGTTTCGTCAGGTTCTCGGACCCGACAGAGCGAGCCGTCTTGGCACTGTAGCCTGCGCGTATCGCAGCCTGCGTTGCGTTGAGGTCGACTAGGTACTCGTCGACGAACCGCTTCTGCTTCGCGGTGAGAGACACGGTCACACCCTGCCCAGCGCAGCCATGGCGCGTGCGACATAGGCACCGCCGCCGTGGCAGGACGAGGCGAGGCCTCGATTGTGGAGGCGGGCCGCTCCTGCCTTGGACCCGCACCGGCGATATGCCAGCGCGAGGTGCCTCATGCCGTAGTCGAGGCCGGCGCCGCAGTTGGTGAGGCCGGCGGGGGAACCGCGATAGCCGAGGCCGCGGGCGGTGGCCGGGAGGATCTGGAGCACGGAACGTTCGCCGGCGCGGCCGATGGCGTTGCAGCGGAAGTTACTCTCCACCTTGGCGACAGCGAGGGCGAGGCGGACGGGGACGCCGTGACGTTCGGCGCTGCGGCGGATGAGGTGCTCGACGGAGGAGCGCGGGACCGGCAGCGGCGTGGTGCGGGGGAGCGCGCGGTGGCCGGGGGCGACAGCCTGGCCGGCGGCATACATCTCGGCCCAGGTCTGGGCGCGGGACGGCGAGGCAGCGATCATGAGGACGAACGCCAGCGACGCCAGCGCGAGGACGCGGTGAAACATGGGACCTCTTGGGGATTGGAGCGGAGCCGGGGAATCGAACCCCATCAACCGGCTTGGAAGGCCAGAGACCGCCCCAGCGACCCCTGCATGTGATTGGTGCTTCCACGTTGCCGGCTTGCGCGCGCACCGACTTGGCTCACGCCACGCTCCCGGTGATCCGGGCACCCCGAAGGGGGAAGCGACCTGATTGGCTCCGGTGGTCGCCGGACGAGCATCCCCGTCCCATATCCACCGGCTTGCGAGCGAGCCCCTTTCGGGAATTGGAAATGCGCGGCAACTCAGGGTCGCCCGCATCATGCGGCGCGGTCTGCGCGGCCTCGCTGGTCATTCCCGACTGCTAGCCGAACCGGCGACGCCCTGTTTATCGGGCCTGCGCCTTGCCGGGCTCGTCATGGCCCAGCCGTTGATCGTGCCTGACATATTCGCGGCGTGAGGTCAAGACTGGGCGGCGCCCGCTTCGATCTCGTCCAGCATCTCGCGCGCCTCGGCGACCGTCATGCGGCCCACGTTCCGAGTGGCGACCCCTCGGCTTAGCATGGCGATGAAAGCCAAGATGGCTCCCAGCCATTGCATCGCAGCGCTGTCGAGGAACACCCCAAGCCCGATCATGCCTGCGACCATGACGAACGATCCCGCGTCCCTCGCGTAGGACTGCCAGAGGGTTTCGTGGATGATGATCACCTTCTCGCTCATGCTGCCTCCACCTGTTCAATGCCAACCTCGACCGGCGTTGGCCTGCCGAAAATGTCCAGAAGGATGCGGATGCGGTCTTTTGCAGAGCGCTCGACCACGCCGTCGAACGATGACCATACGCCGTCGGTGACGCGCACCTTGGCGCCGGGCCCGAACTGCTTGGCCGGCTCGTCCTCCTTGACGAACTCGCCGTCGCCCTGGCGGGCAGAAAGGTCGGCGAGCATTGCCACCGGCACTGGCCCGATGATGGCCGAGACATGGTCGCAGTCGAGCATCCCGATCCTCTCGACGGTGCCCTTGATGTGCTCGCTGAACAGGCCAGAGGAAGCCCGCTGCGCGATGGCGCGGCACTCGTCCCGCGTCGGCCATGCGAACCGCTCAGCGGCCTCGCCCGCTGCGGCGAACAGGTAGCGCGGGAACAGCGGCCGGTTGACCCTGCGCTTGATGCGCTGGCCTCGGCGCTCGGTCTTGATCTCCTCGACGGTCTGGGGGAACCAGGCGACATAGCCGGCGTCGCGGAGGGCAGTGGCGGCCTTGGCTTCCATCCTCGGCTCGACCATGAGCACGACCCATCCAGAAGCGGTCGGCGCAGGCTCGAGCGCAGTGGTCTCGTCGACATCGCGCCATTCGGGCTTGGCCTTGGTCCTCGACTGCTTCCCGTGCCGCTCGCCCAGATAGTCACTGAGCCACTTGTGGGGGTTCTTCAGGCGGTTCTTGGCTGCCCGGCGGGCCAGTTTCGATTTCATCCGCGCGTCCCCTCGAATGCAGCGTTTGCTCTCGCCCAGCGGCTGTTGCGGGTGACGGTGCGGGCCTTGCCATCCACCACGCCCGCCGGGCCGTTTAGTTCGGCGATCATCGCCCGGTACGCTGCACGCTCTGCCGCCTCGCGGTCGTCGAAGACGCGGACGAGGCCGTCATCACCCCGGACGTGGCAGGTCCGTCCGGGCAGGGTGTACCGGCCCGCCCAGCCGTTCCCGACGCGGACGGTGGAGACCTGGTGAGGCATGACGGTCGGGTCTCGGGTGGTCATGCCACCTCCTGAAGCTTTCGGGGATACCGCGACGGGAACCACCAGCCGCCCTTGCCATCGACAGGCGTTTTCTTCACGGCCTGCCACTCATCCCAGCCCGGCTCTCCCTGCCGCAGATAGACCCCCGATGAGGTCTTCTCGGCGATGGCGGCGAACCCTTCGTAGCGCTCCTTCGACAGGTAGCGGCACGCATGGATCGGCCTGTAATCGGGGTTTGCCGAGCAATGGGCACGGAACGCCGGCACGGAGGCCATGGCCTTGGTGCGTGCGTCCGGATCCATGCGCCGCCAGATGTCGGCGGCCTCCTTCTTCGACATGTTGGCGTCGGTCGGGTAGGCAGACCAGAAGCCTTCGAAATCGTCCGGGTACTTGGTCCGAACTCGTTTCGGACAACCATCCGAACTCTGTGAGGATGGTACCCTTGGTGAATGTGAAGAAGATGCTAGAGCATCCGCAGCTTTTTGCTGTGGCAAATCGCTGGCACTTGCTACATGCCTTTCGTTATTTTTCAGTGCCTTAGCCTCTCCGCCGCGCTTTCCTGCGTCGGCGCGTGCGTCTGATTTCGCGCGCGCCTTTTCCAGCTCGGAATCGATGCGCTTGTGAACCCAGCCGTCATCGAACAGGTCGGCGATCGTGCCTCGAATAGCCTTCCACTCGCGATCGGTGCACTTCGCGATCCTGGCGAGCTTCTTGTCGTCGTCGGGCAACGAGCCGGCCCGCCAATACTGCATGATCAGCATGAGGTAGGCCCCATGCTCCAATGCCCCGAGGTGCATCGTGTCGGCGATGTAGTCGGCGATGTAGAGGGGCATCCAGGCAGGGCTGCTCACGGCTGATGGCTCCCGGTGTTGACCAGCTCGGCCACCTTGAACGCCACCGCCTGCGCCTCCCGCGAGATGTCCTTGCCAGAAGCGCGCACAGTCGGGATGCCCCAGCTCGCGAGGAAGGCGTCGCGGCGCCGGTCCTTCTCGACGTTGTGGAACTCGGCTCCGTCGCACTCGACAGCGACAATCACGGATCCATAGTTGACCTTCGCGATGACCGCGAAATCGATCCGGCACCGGATGAAGGCGAACTGCGGGACCACCACCACAGGCGCCGGCGGCCTGATGTCGTCCGACCGGAGGCTGATGCGTGCCGGCGCTGGGTGGTCGTCCGCATAAGGCTGAAACAGGAGGTGGGGCAGCAGAGCGCGCTCAATGGGGCTCTCGCACTCGCCGATGGCGCGCGAGATGTCGTCGAGGGCCATATCGACACATACATCAGCCTGTTGAACCGAGACGCCATAGCTCCCCACGGCGCGCTCGCGCCATGTAGCGGCCAGTGCCTGGAAATCGGCGCGGAGCTTGAAGGCAGCCTTGTCCTTCATCTGCCGGTCAGAGTTGAACGAGTGCGAAAGCGCGTCGGCAACGGACTGCATAGCCATCAGGCAGTCCTCCCGATCGCCGTTTCGGAGCAGCCTTCGGAGAGCCCCGGCGGCAGCGGCTGCAACGGGCTCCCGCGATGCCTGAGGGGGATGCCCTCGCGATGGAGGATGTTCCGCACCGCTTCATGGCTGATGCCGAACGCGGCGGCGACAGCCCGAAGGCCCGGGTCCAGCCGGTAAGCCTCGACGACAGCGATGTCACGGCGGCGCCGAGCCTCTCGCTCCTCCTTGATGCGCGCGGCGGCTTCCGCCTTTCGACGGGCCGATTCCAGGCAGCGCAGAGCCCATGCGCTCGGCCCTCGCGGCGCTGGCGGCGGCGGGCGCACCATGTGAACGATCGGCGCACTCGGCCGCAAGCCAAGCCGCCCGCGCGCCTCGCGGTAGCGGTCGACGAACAGCGCCTCAGCGTTGGGGCGGGTCATGCAGCCTCCCGACAGTCGCAGCGCCACATAAGAACGGACCAGAATCCGTGAACGGGGCCGAGGTCGCGGACGATCATCCAGCCAGTGAGCTCGCGGTCTCGGATAGCCTCATGGCGGACGAGGCGGAACAAGCCAGTGCGGATCACAGCAGCGCCTCCTGCTTCGGCGCAGCGGGGCGCTCTACGAACATGTCAGGCTGGCGGTAGGCTTCGGTTATGCGGCGGCAGGCGATGTCAAAGTAGCCGGCGTCTATCTCGATGCCGATGAACTTGCGGCCCAGCCTCGCGCATGCCACCCCCGTGGTCCCCGATCCCATGAAGGGATCAAGAACCGTGCCACTTGTCCACCGCACGACGGCCCACATAAGCTGCGACGGCTTCTCAGTCGGATGGAATGTGTTGCCGGTGCGCGGGGCCTCGATGACGTCGGTCGGCCTCCCGGTCGGGAAGAAATGAGCCGGGCCGGGGTAGAAGAAGGCCACCTCTGTCTGGCGAGCGTGCTCGTGGTCAAGGTCGCCCATAGACCAGTTGTTCTTCACCCACGTAATGCAGGAGCGTGGCTTCACGACGCGCTGCAGGTCATCCCATCGGGCGAAGACATATCGCGAATGGGTCGCCTCGATACCCACGGCGAGCTGCAGTGGCCATTCCGCGCTATCGTTGGCGATGGCGGCATGTTTTTCCTTGCGGTAATTGGAGCGAAACTCCATCCCATACGGAGGGTCAGTTACCACCGCATCCACCTTGCCGAGCGTCGGCAGAATTTCGCGGCAATCGCCCAGGTACAGCGTGCAGTCGCCGATGATCTCGATCTTGCTCATGCCGCCTCCCCTTCCCGCTTGGCGAGTTCGATGAGGCCGGCGGCGGTGATGCGGTACTGCGCGTCGATCCAGCCCTCGGCGATGAAGTGGTCGCGGTAGTGGTGGGCCATGGCCTCGCCGGATCCGTAGCGGGCTCGGTAGAGGTTCTGGAGGATGCCGTCGGGGGTGATCATGCCGCGACCCTCGTCTCGACGCGCCAGAGGCGGAGGGCCTGCTGCACGTCGTCGATGCTGCGGACGACGGCGACGGGGATGTTCACCCGCGCCATCTCGGCGTGAAGCCGCTCCTGCTTCTTGGACAAGGCGCCATAGGGTCCTTTGACCTCGAACCAGTAGGACATGCCGCCGGGCAGGATGAGGCCGATGTCGGGCCAGCCGGGCACGAGGCCGAGGGCTATTGCGACGCCGGCAGCACCCTTGGAACGGACGCCCTCATTGGGGACGTGCATCACCATGGCATCGGGTCTGACTGCCTTGAGATAGGCGATGATCGACGTGTGGATCGTCTGCTCGCGGATGTGATAGCCGGTCTTCATGCGAACCTCCGCATCGGCGGGCTGGCGCGCATGGCCGGAAGGTCGGCCTTGACCGCGCGGGCGGCGATCGGCTGGTAGGCGGCGCGGCAGTGGGAGGCGCAGTACGGGTGCCCCTCGACGTGGCGGGCGCCGCAGTAGCGGAGGTCCGGTGACGTGGGCTCGCCGACCGGCCAACGGCAGGACGACGGCTTGAGCTCCATGATGGTGAGGCGGGTGCTGAACTCGACGAAGCCGAGGGTCTTCGGCTCGGCGGCGGGGCCGGCCCATGCAGGCGCGGGCTTGGCGGCCTTCGGTTTCGGCGGCGGCGTCTTCCTGGCCTTGGCATAGTAGCCCTTCGCCCGGCGTGCGACCGCGACAGCTGCGGGGAGCTTGCCGAGGACGCCGGCCACCAGCCCGAAGCTGCAGCGCACCTGGGCCATGATCTCGCGGCGGGAGAGCCCCTGGCCGTCGAGGGTGCGGATCATCTCGGCGCGGGGGTCCTCGCCGGCGGCGGCCTGGCGCAGGCGGTGGATCTTGCCCATGACGGCATTGCGGGAGAACGTCTCGCCGAACTCCTCGCTCAGCGTGTTGGCGATGTCGCGCGGGGGAATGCCGTCGTTGGCGAGCTTCGACAGACGGTCGATGACAGGCTCGGACCACTTCTCGGGCGTGGCGGGCAGGCGGGTGATGGTGCCGTGCATCACGCGGCCTCCCTGGCTTCTGCGGCCTTGGTGCAGGTGTGGCAGTGGTTGGAGCTGTAGCTGGCGCAGGCGTCCGGGTTCAGGCAGTTGGGCCGGCGGGGCTTGCGGGGAGCGGCGAGGAAGGCCGGCGGGGTGTAGGGCTCTGACGCGGCCAGACCGGTGAGCGCGGCTTCCTCCGTGACCTGCTCTAGGACCATGGCGGGGCGCGACACGACGCCGGCACCGAACCTGGCTTCGATGGCGCCAGCGGCCAGACGTTCGCCCATGTCGGTAGAGACGATGACCTCCTCGACTTCCTCGACCTCGCCCGTCTCGGGATCGTGCGGCGGGGTGGCCGGCGCGGGCTCGGCAGAAAAATTATTCTCGTTCATCTTCTCCGAGAGGCCCAGCATGTCGGCATAGGCCGAGGCGAACTCCGCCTTCTCGATGATCCGGTGCACGCGCTTGTTGTCGCCGGCGCGCTCGTCCTGAACCTGGGCCTTCACCAGCGCCTTGATCTGCGACCAGTCGAGGCCCCGTTCGGTGGCCATGTCGCGCAGCGCGGCGATCTGCTCGGCGATGTCCAGCCACTCTTCGATGAGCGGCCGGGCGGCGGAGACGACTTCACGGAGATCCTTGGCCGATGCCATCACGCGGCCTCCCGCACTTCGTTCCACATGCGATCTGAGGTGTAGAAGCGAGCCCACGGCATCCGCTCACGAAGGCTGCCGCTCGTGTCGAACCACTCGCCGGCCACTGCGAAGCGAGCGAACTCGTGCTGGATCATGTGCTCGGAAAACTCTGTGCCGGGGGCCTGGCAGAGAAGCCGGAGTTTGATCCGGTGCTTTTGTTCAAGGCCTCTCAGCCGCTCCGCCGGGTTCCGCGAGAAGCCGACCTTCACCACACCGGGGAAATCGACGGCTTCCATCGCGTAGACGAAGCCGAAGAGGTTGAGATCCAGCGGCGGCACCGCCCACGCATTCGGGAGCCATGAACTGTAATCGTCCAGCGCGGCCCTCACGCTGCCGTGCCGACGGACTACCCTCACGCGGTGCTGAACGCCGTCGTTCTTGATGCCGAGCAGCGGACCGCCGGCAGACGTTGCCCTGTCCAGTGCGACGCTGGTCACGCGACCGCATGCGGCCAAAGGCGCGAGCACGTATTCCAGTCGCTCCAGCTTACCTTCGATGGACCGGCTTAGCGTGACCGGACACCGCGCCTCACCGCGCAGGATGCGGTCGGCCAGCGATTTGACGAGTTCCGGTGCGGCGAGGCTGTCGGTCATGCCACGCGCTCCCCGACCGACGCCTCGACGGCGGCGATGAGCTGCTTCAGCGAGGCGATGGCCTCACGGGCCTCGCGCACGGCCTGACAGGCGGCCTTGGGGCAGGCCGGGGCCGCGGCGGTGAGGGCCGAGGCGGACAGGGCCTCGCCGACCTCCCGGGAGGCGGCGGAGAGCTGCTGGAGCACCGCGCCGGAGCCGAGCGTGCTGCCGCGCTTGATCAGGTCGGCGCCGTGGAACTCGGCGAGGGCCCGGCTGATCCAGTCGACCTTGGCGAAGCGCTCCAGGTTCACGATCTGGCGGAGGTTGGGCCATGCGGAGTGGTCGGGGTTGCCCCACTCGGAGACGCGGCCCTTGTTGATGCCGAGGGCGGAGGCGACGGCGTCGACACCGCCGGCTCGAGCCACGGTCTGCTCGACCACGAGAGAGAGGCGTTCCAGCACGGCGGGCGGGAACAGATCGCGCGGCTCGGGATCGCGAACCACGTTCGGTTGGCTATGGATGCCCATCGGGCGTTACTCCAAGGATGAGGCGTATCGGGGAACTAGCTGCGGAACTGGTCGAGCGGCTCCGTGCGGAGCGGCTGGAAAGAAATGGAGCCATTCGCGGCTCAGTTGGCCCGGCTCGGGAGGTCTCAGCCGGGGGTTCTGAACGTCACGGGAGCGTGGCGATGAAGGCGGCGACGGAGACGACCGCTAGGGCGACGAAGATGCCCATGGCGACTGCAAAGGGGCCTCGGCTGGCCGTGGGTGATGGTTCTGCGTCCCACGGCTCGCCCCCGTCAGGAGGCGGCGGCAGCGCCGAGCGCGCGAGGTATTCGTCGGCGCCGACCTCGGCGGGGGAGTAGGGTGAGAGCCCGGGGATCATCAGACGCGCTCCGTCTGCTTGGGAGCGGGAGCGAGCATCTGGCGGAAGATGGAAAGGCGCTCGTCGGGGAGGAGGCGGAAGCGGTGAAAGCTGAAGCAATCTGGCGCAAACCCAACCAGCGCAACGCCAAGCTTTTTGCTCCGGTTCGGTACAAACCCCTCTTTGAGTCCAGCCACCACGTAGGCCCCTCCCTTGCGAATAGGAAGCGCGTCGGGCCACTCGCCTGGCTGTGCATCGATGCACTCGACCAGCGTTCCGGGGATGCTGTCTTCGGGGCGGAGCATCAGAACCTCCCGGCGGTGAAGGCGCCCCACATGGCGCGGGTGAACTCGGCGAAGACGGCGAGAGCGATGGCCCATCCGGCGAGCGTCATGGCATCCACCACCAGATCAGGGCCGGGGCGATGAGGATGCCCGGGCCGAAGCAGAGAAGGATGCCGAACCAGTCGTCGCGCGGGGTCATGCGGCCTCCGACGTGCTGGGGCTCGAGCGGGGCGAAAGTGACAGGAGATCGTCGGCCGTGATTTCGCCGCTCGTTGCCGCAATGATCGTCGGCCAGTGCCGTGACGGGATTGCCCCGCTCCGCATCCAGTCATGAACGCGAGTGCGGTGAACGCCTATGGCGTCGGCGGCCTTGGTCGGCCCGCCCATCTTGGCTACGATCTGTGCGGCGCTTCTCATGCCCCGCACTGTAGCGATTATCGCTACGAATGCAAGCCCCCTGTTGCGAAACTAGAAACAGACGATTTTTCAATCCGTTGCCATGATCGCTACATGATCGAGCAATGGGCCAAGGCTGCCATCGATGCCTCCGGAATGTCGCAGGCCGAAATCGCGCGGCAGATGACGGAGCGGCTGGGCAAGTCCATCGATCGCGCCGCGGTCAACAAGATCTACAAGGGAACGCGTGGGCTTTCCGCCGACGAGATGATCGAGCTGTCCCGGCTCACCGGAACGCCAATGCCAGACCACTCGGGGCCGCGCACGGTGCCGCTGGTGGGCTATGTCGCTGCAGGCGCGGTCGCGCATTTCTTCGATGACCAGGGGGTGATTGACGAAGTGGAAGCACCAGAAGGATCGACCAACGAGACGGTCGCCGTTGAAATCCGGGGCGACAGCCTGGGGTCCATCTTCGACAGGTGGCTCGTCTACTACGACGAGGTTCGGTCCCCCATCACCAATGATCTGATCGGCAAGCTCTGCGTCGTCGGCCTGGCTGACGGGAGGATCATGGTCAAGAAGGTGCAGAGGTCGAAGACAGACGGCTATTACCACCTGCTTTCCAATACCGAGGAACCGATCCTTGATGCGGTCATCGAATGGGCCGCGCGCGTCAAGAACATGGTGCCCAGATGAAGAGCCTTGCGATTGCGGTCCTGTTTGCCACGGTTTTGCTGCTTGGCTGGCGGCTCGCTGTCGTGGAGAACCAAAGATATGCGCTCGCATCTGGCATGTGCCGATCAGCGCAGGCGCCAACGGCTGATGTGGAATGCCTTAAAACTGTCCGAGCCCGAACATGGTGGGGCTGGGACCTATTCTATGGATTGATCGACTGATGCGAGCGAGCCGACCCGCGATCTCAGGTCGGAAGAAGTAGGCGTAGCTTTTTTCGCTACACCCTATTGACTGTGTAGCGCCAATCGCTACAGTGCTCTCCATCGAACGGAGAGCGCCATGCCCTTCCCCTCACCCCTCACTGCCCACCTCGCCGACCTCGAGCGGCGTGACGTTGCCGCGCTCACGCCGGTGCCGCGTCCGAACGTTCGCGGGTCAGAGCATTGGTCCTGGTGGGACCTCGTCGACCGCGAGCTGATCCGCCAGGCTCACGAGTTCCGCGCCCAGCATGACGTCGCCGTGGTCGCCGACCGGCTCCACAGCCTCAAGGCTTCCGGCGCCGGCCCGTGGCTCATCGAGCGCAACCGCGAGCTTCTGGCCGCTCTTCGCGGCGACCCCCGTCCCTACCTCGCCATGCACTGGTCTGCGATGACCGGGTGCGCCAACACCAAGGGCTTCCTCCACACCTGGGCCGAGGCCCACGCCGAGATGACCGGCGTCGATTGGAGGGCCGCAGCATGACCTCATCGTCGACAGCGTGGCGGGACATCAGTTCCGCGCCGAAGGATGGCACTGAGGTGTGGCTGAACCACAGCCGTTCGGCCCCAGGGTATGCCTGCAAGGGGTGCTGGACCGGCGAAGGCTGGGCGATGCCCAACTTCTTCATCTCCCCCGACATGCGGATGTTTCGCCAGCCCGACCAGTGGGCTCCGATTGGCGGTGAAGCATGAGCCGCCCCGCTTCCCGCGAGCGCCTGGAGCGCTTCGTCGACACCTTCGACACCCTGTCCGGCCGCGACTTCGACCGGGCGTTCAAGGCCTGCATGCACCGCGCCGGCGGGCTCTCCTGGCTCACCGACGAGCAGGTGAAGGACATCGCGTCCGAGATGCTGTCCGGTCTGCGCCGGCGGCGGCGGATGGACGCCGAGAACAGGCGCGCGATGCGGAGGGCGGCATGAGCGTCAACCTCTCCATCACGCCCGAGCAGCGCTACCGGAACGCCGTCACCAAGGCGCGGCGGATCAGCGGTCGGAACCTGTCGGCGTTCATCGCCGGCGAGCGCCCCGACAGCGGCCCGCCCGGCCTTGTGGTCGAGCGCCGCGCCATCATCGCGGAACTCGCGCGGCTGCAGGACGCCCTCGCCCGCACGACCGAAGACCTCGCCCGCGCCATCGCGGACGGATCCGGCTCGGTCGCCCTCCAGGCCATCACCGAAGAGCGCGCTGCCATTCGGGAACAGATCAACCAGACCAAGGGAGGGATCAAATGATCCGCGGGACTTTAGGCTTTCGCGGCGGGCTGATGGGCCTCGCCACAGTTGCCGGCATGATGGCATCTATGGACCGCGGCTACACGACGCCGACGCTGCCTTCACCGCCGGTTCTCACCACCCCGAAGGCGGACAAGCGCCGCAAGAAGAAGGGGCCGAAGCCCGAGCCGCAGAATCGCAAGCACCTTCAACCGCAGTCAGCGTTCATGCGCCAAATTGCGGAAGAGCGCGCCATCGGCATCCACCCGAAGTATCGGCATTCCTCTGCTCGCCTGGCCGGACCGACCGCCGCCGAGTGGGAGGCCAAGCGCGATGAATGGCGCAAAGCGGGGGCAGCATGAACCCCGTCACCGCCATCCGCGGCTGGCTCGCCTGGTTCCGCCGCCGGAAGGCCGCGCCCATCGCACAGGCCCGCGCCCGCCGAGCGGACATGATCCGCGCCAACCGCAAGAACCACCGCGCCGTGAACGACCTCTACAGGGTCCAGCGCGCGGAGACCGTGAGGCAGCTTCGCGTGGAGATCGGACGATGAGCGAGTTCAAGATCACCGGGCCGGGCATGTACCGCACCCGAAGCGGCCTCCGCGCTGAGGTTGTGGGGCAGTCCGAAAGCGGCATGTGGCTCGGGTACGCCGTTGCTCTTTGCCATTGGGAGGCCGGCGGGAAATGCCCGAGGGGCAACACGGACGATCTCATCGCCCCTTGGACAGAGCCAAAGTCTGGAAGGGTGTGGGTGAACGTGTATGGCCCCCGCGATTTTGGGGCGCCCCGTGCATCAAAGGAAGAGGCTGAACGAGATGCGCGTGAAGGCATGCGCCGCCTCGCCTGCGTCTCCGTCAACTGGACCGAGGGGGACGGGCTGTGACCACCCCTTCCCGCCTCGGCACCTCCTGCCGCTTCGGCTTCACCACCGGCCAGCGCATCACCCTCGCCGCCCTCGCCCTGGGGATCACCATCCTCGGCGCCCTCATCCTCAACGGAGCGTGAAACCATGGACGGCATGTTCATCACCGGCGGCGCCGTGATCCGCCCCAGGCAGTGGGACGGCCAGCCGATCAGCGCGCCCGGCATCTATGCGGGCGTCCCGGCCGAGGTCTACCACGGCGCCGGCCTGTGCGATGGCCCGTCCATCTCTTCGACGGGCCTCCGGACTATCGAGAACGACAGCCCGGCGCACTACTGGTGCCGGTCGCCCTACAACCCCGACCGCGAGCCGGAGGAGCCGTCCGACGCTCTCGATTTCGGCCGGGCCGCGCATGTGCTGCTGCTCGGCGAGAGCGGATTCCGCGAGGCCTTCGCCGTCCGCCCGAAGCAGTGGAAGGACTGGCGTAGCGACGCCGCGCAGCAATGGCGCATCGACATGCGGAAAGCGGGCCGCACGGTGCTCACACTCGACCAGGTCGAGGTCATCAAGCGCATCTCCGCCAGCCTCGCCCGCCACCCGGTCATCCAGGGCGGGCTGCTGAACGGCGAGATCGAGCAGACGATCGTCTGGAAGGACGCGGCCACCGGCGTCTGGCTTAAGGCCCGGCCCGATGCGCTCCCGCGCGACCGCTGCCTCGTCGACCTGAAGACCTGCGCCGCCGCCGACCGCCAGTCCATCGCCCGCTCGGTCGCCGACCACGGCTACCACATGCAGCTCGCGCTGGCCGGGATGGGCGTCGAGGCCGTCACCGGCGAGGCGCCGGGCAATGACGACTATGTCCTCGTCTTCGTCGAGAAGACCCCGCCCTTCGCCGTGAACATCAAGCCCGTCGACGCCGAGGCCATCTACTACGGCCGCCGGCAGATCAGGCGCGCCATCGACACCTTCGCCCGCTGCATCGAGAGCGGCGACTTTCCCGCCTACGAAGACGATCTGTCCCCCGTTTACCTGCCCGCCTTCTACCAGAAGCGCCTTGAGCAAGAGGCGGAAGACGGCCGGCTGCCAGAGGAGAAGGCCGCGTGACCAACGTGCTGACGATTTCCGAAGAGAGCCGCAAGATCGCCGAGCGTGTCGACCCGCAGCGCGCCGGTGCCGTCGCTGTCTCTCCGCAGCGCGGGAACCTGTCGTTTCAGGACATGGGCCAGGTCATGGAGTTCGCCAAGCTGATGGCGATCTCTGACGTGGCCGTGCCGAAGCACCTGCGGAACAACCCTGGCGCCTGCCTCGCCGTCACCATCCAGGCGCTCGACTGGCAGCTCCACCCGTTCCAGGTCGCCAACAAGTCCTACTCGGTGAACGACCGGCTGGCTTTCGAGAGTCAGCTCGTCCAGGCCGTCATCCTCGCCAGGGCGCCGATCAAGGGCCGCTTCGCGGTCGAATACAGCGGCACCGGCCCGTCGCGGGTCTGCAAGATCACCGCGGCGCTGAAGGACGGAGGCGCGGTCGACTACACGAGCCCGCCGTTCAACGCGATCAAGGTCAAGAACTCGCCGCTGTGGGTCGCCGACCCGGATCAGCAGCTGTTCTACTACTCGGCCCGGGCGCTGTGCCGCCGGCATTTCCCCGACGTGCTGCTCGGCATCTACACGCCCGACGAACTGCCCGCCGGCGAGCCGAGGGACGTGACGCCGAAGGCGAGCCTCGCCGATAGGTTCGCCACGGCGCCGGCTGCGGCCGCGCCCGGCTTCAACGTCCATCACGTCGACGCCGAGACCGGCGAAATCACGGAACCTGCAGTCACCCAGGCTGCGGTCGAGGAGGAGCGGCCTCGCGAGCCCGCCCAGGAGGAAGCCAGCTCGGAAGCCGGGGAGAAGGTGGGCCCCTCGACCCCGGCGCCCGCTGCTCCTGCCAAGGACGCGCCGGTCGAGGACTGGATCGCCTTCGCCGAGGCAGTTCTGAAGGACGCGACCGCCGACACGGTCGAGGACCTCTGGAACGACCACGTTACCGAGCCGCTCGATGCCGCCGACCTGATGCCGCCGGACCACGTCAAGGTGGTCGAGGTGTTCAACCGCCGTGAAGCGGAGCTCGCGCCATGACCGCCATCATCGCCGACATGCTCGGCGTTCCCCCGTCCGATCTCGAATCCGCGAGGGCAGCATGAGCGAGACCGAAGAGCGCATCACCTCGTCGGCAATCTGTGCGGCGCTGCGCACTCGCTACCCACTCCCGTCGCACGCCCTTTTCTACGAAGTGGCGGACGGGACGGGAATGAACGCCGGGCGCCGCATTGACGCGCTTGGGATAGGCATCTGGCCGTCAACCGGGCAGGAAATCCACGGCATCGAGATCAAGGTGTCGCGTTCGGATTGGAAGCGCGAGATAGCCAATCCAAAGAAGGCGCAGGACCTCATGCGGTTCTGCAATCGCTGGTATCTCGCCTGCCCGGCGGGCCTTGTCGAGGCCAGCGAGGTTCCCGAGACCTGGGGGCTCCTCACCGTAAAGGGCGGCGTGATCCGCGAGCAGCGGAAGGCCCCGCGTCTTTCGCCGGAACCGCCGACGCGAGATTTCCTCTGCAGCCTGCTTCGGTCCGCGGGCGGCATTGACGCCGCCGTCGTTGAGAGCGCAGTCCAGAAGGCACTACAGGAGGAGCGCCGCGACCGCGAGGCGAAGATTGAATCCGCAATCAAGCGAGACCGCGAGTTTCGCTCCCGTCGGGCCGAAGAAGCGGCGGCCAAGGTCGAGCGGATCGAGAAGATGATCGGCGTTCCACTGGATCAGTGGGCATTCGACGACGCTGAGTTCGCGAAGGCGGTCAATCTCGTCAGAAACTCAGGGGTGCTTGCCACCTACGCGGGGATCATGGGCCTTGCCGCGCAGGCAGAACAGGCTGCAGCGCGCATCCGTAGCGCATTGGCGACCTTCGACGGCGCGGTCAAAACGGACGAAGGGAAGGCAGCATGAAGCCCGACCTCGAAACCGGCATCACGGTCCTCGTCGCCGAGCACATGGCCGCGCACATGGGAAACCGACCCCGGCCGATCCCGGTCGTGCAGGCCCTGGCCACCGTCCTCGGCCAGACGATCGCAGCGCAGGAACACCAGCGCGACCGCGTGGCCCTCCTCTGCCTGGTCAAGGACACGCTCGAGGCGGAGATCGCTTCGGACGTGATGGAGCGGGCGCGAGAGGCTGGACCGGGCGCAATGCGGAGGGCGAACTGATGGCCCGTCACCTGCGAATGATCCGCGCTTTCGTCTGCTACCACCTGTTCATGCTCCTGCCGCTTCGCTGGACAGGACTTCGCGTCACGCTGCCGATCCTGCCCTATGTGGGGGACTGGGCCTATCAGAACGACGCGCGAGAAATGGGCCGCGACCCATGGGGACCGCCGGTCAGCGCCGAAGAGCACGAGCGCAATGCAGGGGTCGCCTTCCGCGAGATGCAGGCCGCGCTTGACAAGGCGGAGCGTCAGCCATGATCGGCCGCTCCGTCGAGGAATGGGTTGGCGCATCGCCAGACAGCAAGATCCCGGATCGCGTGAAACTTCGCATCTGGGAACGCGAGGGCGGCCGGTGCTGGCTCACGGGCCGAAAGATCATGCCCGGCGATGCCTATGACTTCGACCACAAGATCGCACTGTGCAACGGCGGCACCCACTCGGAAAGCAACCTGGCCCCGGCCCTTCGCGACAAGCACCGGGAGAAGACGGCGCAGGACGTGAAGGAACGCGCGAAGGTGGACCGGATCAGGAAGAAGGCGCTCGGGCTGGCCAAGCCGAAGGGTCGACCCATGCCCGGCTCACGCGCGAGCGGCATCAAGAAGCGCATGGATGGAACGGTGGTGAGGCGATGAAGCCCCGCGCCGCGCCCGCCCCCGTTTTCGTCTCCGGCGACACCGCCGCGGCCAAGCCCCGGCTGCCGCTCAACGTGTTCTGCGTTCGCAAGAACGGCAAGGCCTACTACTATTTCCAAAAGGGCCGCACCCTGCCCAAGGATCAGCGCGGCCCTCTGGTGAGAATCTACGGCGAGCCTGGATCCGTGCAGTTTGAGGAGTGCGTGGCCGCGGCCGACACGCGCTCGCGCATCCAGTCCCGGGGACGAAAACCGAAGGTCGAAGGCGCCTTCGTCTATTTCCTCGTGGTCGGAGAGACGTTGAAGGTCGGCTATTCCAAGGACCCGCTGTCGCGGCTTGAGGCCTTGCAGACCGGCCTTGCCCGCCAGATCACGTCGCTCACTTGCGTGCCGGGCAGTCGGCAAATGGAAAGGCGCTGCCACGAATATCTCGACCGCGATCGCCTGCAGGGCGAGTGGTTCCGGCTGTCAATGCGCGCGCTCAAACTGATCGCCGCTGCCGCAGCCGGTCAGCCATTGCCGGGAGCCGAGGAATGACCACCGTCGCCATCGACCGCCCGATGACACTGGACGGCGCCGCCGAGGCCCTTGGCTGCTCTCGCCGATGGCTGCAAGGTTGGCTCTCGTCTCACCCTGATCACGGCTACCGGATCGGTCGCTCCTGGCGGTTCCTCCCGGCCGACATCATCACCATGCGCGAGGCCATGAAATGCCGCTCCGGCTCGTTCGCTCACGGAAAGACGAAGATGGTCCTTGGTACGTCCGAGGGACTGTCCGGGGACGACGCATTGAGGAAAGCACTGGCACTCGCGACAGGCGGCGGGCGGAAGAGTTCCGGGCGCGGCGCGAAGCGGAACTCCTCGACGAAGCCATCCACGGTCGTGCCGCTGTCGCGACGTTCGCGCACGCCGCTGCAAGCTACCTCGAGTTCGGAGGCGAGGCGCGATTCATGACGCCGCTCATCCGGCATTTCGGGAAGACGCTGCTGGTCAAGATCGACCAGGCTGCCATCGACGCCTGCGCGAAGGCACTCTACCCGAAGGGGAAGACGAGCACCCTCACCCGTCACGTCTACACGCCCGTCTCGGCGGTGCTGACCCACGCCGCCAGCCGCGGCATGTGCGAGTTCAAGAAGGTCGCGCGGCCGAAGCAGCCGAAGGGAAAGACGCGGTGGATGACGGTCGAGGAGGCGAGCCGGCTGGTCGGGGCCTGCGGCGATCACCTGCGACCGCTCGTGACCTTCATGCTCTACACCGGCGCCCGCGTCTCAGAAGCCCTCTATCTCGACTGGAACCAGGTCGACCTGCAGCGCGGGCACGTCATCTTCCTCGACACCAAGAACGGCGAGGACCGCGGCGTTCCGCTGCACCCGGTCGTGGTGGCCGCACTCGCAAACCTGGAGCACCGCCGCGGCGCTGTCTTCCGCCGGCCAGACGGCGAACCCTATGAGCCCCGCGACGGTGAGGGCGGGCAGATCAAGAAGGCTTTCGCCATCGCCGCGGTGAAGGCCGGCATGGGCATCCGGGAGCGCCACCCTGTCACGGGTCGCTGGATCTATATGGCCACGGTCACGCCGCACACCTGCCGGCACACCTGGGCGACGTGGCACTACCTGCGCCACCGCGACCTTCTCGCCCTCATGCAGCTCGGCGGCTGGAAGCAGATTTCCATGGTGCAGCGGTACGCCCATGTGAACGTCGCCAACCTCGCCCCGTCGATCGACGCGATGCCCCTGCTCACCACGGACACCCGAGATGAAACGTCTGTCAGACGCCAGCAGAGCCGCTAGGGCTGTCGCCAGAATGGGCCGGGGCGAATGCGCGGCCCTGCTCGGCACAAGCGATGACCGCGTGACCGCTGTTCTCGGGGGGTCGGTTCCGCTGACAGCGCGCGAGCGCGCCATCCTTGTCCTTTGGGGCTCGGCAGACAAGTCGACCCGAGCATCCTGCCTACGCCACTTGGCGCGCGAGCAGGCCGCAATCCTTTGGAGGACCATCCCAGGGTTTGAGAAGTACGAGGCCAGCAGCGCAGGAGAAGTGCGGCGCGCCTTCTTCTCAAACCACGCGCCGACGCCGCGCCCTTTGAAGCCGAAAATGCGGTCGGACGGCTACCTGCACGTCACCCTTTACCGCAACGACGGCAGAGCAAAGTCGATGGGTGTTCATCGCGCCGTGGCCCTCGCCTTCCACGGCGAGCCGGCCGGGGTCCGGTATGCGTGCCATATCGACGGCGTGAAGACGAATAACGCTGCGGCCAACCTGTACTGGGGGACACCGGCCGAAAATGCCCGAGACACCGTTCGCCATCGCGGCCCTCGTCCAACCCCAAAAATCGAACCAACTGGGGGAAAGCTGGGGGCGATGATGCGCCCCGCTCAAATCCGCGAGGCGATCATCTCAGGAAACATTAGCAGAAACAACGGCCTAAAGATGATGAGGAGATTTCGTCGTGACTGATGCCCGCGGCCTTCACACGGGAGGGGTCACAGGTTCAATCCCTGTCGCGCCCACCATTCCACGTCCCCCATCCAGCGACGGTCCGGCAGGGTTCGGAATTCGCGCATCGTCCGCATGTCGTCGGATCGCCAGCTTCGCCGCCTGACGGATCAGCGCCCCTGGGCGCCGGAACGGCCGGGAGGCGGGACGATCGCGCGGGTGACCGCTAGGCCCTCGAACGCGGCCGCCGTGAAGGCGAGAACTCCGGCACCACCATGCGGTCCGGCGTGAACGGCATGTCGGGGGCGGTCCGCCCGCAGACGCCGAGGGCATCCGCGACGGCGTTGGCGACGGCGCCGAGCGCCCCCGTGGTCCCGGCCTCGCCGGCGCCCTTCGCCCCGAGGGGGTTGTTGGGCGAGGGAACGCCCTCATCGAAGATCCGGATGGGCGGCACATCGGCGGCCCGCGGCATCCGGTAATCCATGAAGCTCGAGGCGAGAAGCTGCCCCGCCGCGTCGTAGACGGCGATCTCGCCGAGTGCTTCGCCGATCCCCTGGGCGACGCCTCCGGCGATCTGCCCGAGCACGGCGTCATGGTCGATGACCGTGCCCGCATCGTCGACCGCCACGTACCTGACCACGCGGGTGACACCGGTCGCCGGGTCGATCTCGACCTCGGCCACATGACACCCGGCCGGAAACGTCACGGAGACCGGCGCCGACGCCCTGACGCGGAGGAGATCGGGGTCGTTGGCCTTGCGGATGGTCTCGATGAGCGCTTCGCCCGGCCCGGCGAGCGCGGCAACGCGACCCTTGAGGATCCGGCAGGCCAAGGCCACCGCGGAGCCCGCGGAGGTCGTCGAGCGGGAGCCGAAGGACCCGGCCCCGGCGAGCGTCGTCGCGGCCGCGCTGCCGGCGAGGCGGAACGAGGCGACGGGGACCTCGAGTTCGCGCTCCACGATGCGCGCGAAGGCCTCGCCGTGCGACTGCCCGGTGGAGCCGGTGACCGTCTCGAGGTCGACGACGAGACCATCGTCGGTCGCCGCGATCGCCAGCTCGACCTCGTCGGCCGCCACCGGCCCTCCGCCCGCGACTTCCGTGAAGAGGCTCAGCCCGATGCCGCGCAGGAGGCCCTGGCGCGCGCTCGCCCGCCGGCGCGCGGGAAAGCCCTTCCAGTCGGCCTCGGCGAGGGCGCGGTCGAGCAACCGCGGATAGTCGCCGCTGTCATAGGTGGCGCCGGTGGGGGTCTTGAACGGAAACCGGACGGGCGGAATGCCGTTGCGCCGGCGCAGGGCGATGCGATCCCGGCCGGTGACCTTCGCCGCCTCGTCCACGAGCCGTTCCACCAGCAGCGCGATGTCGGGGCGGCCCGCGCCGCGATAGGGGCCGGTCGGCACGGCGTTGGTGACGTGAAGCGTCGGCTCGAAGGCCGCCACCGGGATCCGGTAGACGCCCGTCAGGGTCTGCAGGGGATTGTGGACGTGGATATGCGCGCCGACCGGCGTCACCCAGGCGCCGAGGTCGCCGTCGAGCCGGACGTGGAGGGACTGGAAGCGGCCCGCCGCATCGACGGCGAGGCGCCCCGACAGGCGCGTTCCCCGCCCGTGATGCTCGCCGAGGAAGCCTTCGAGACGGGTGCCGATCCAGCGGACCGGCCGCCCGACCAGCCGCGCCGCCACCAGCACGGCGGCATATTCGGGATAGGCGGGGCCGCGAGCGCCGAACCCGCCTCCGACGTCGACGGGATGGATGCGGACCCGGTCCGCGGGAACGTCCAGCGCCACGGCGAGGTCGCGGCGGATCTCGGGAATGCCCTGGTGCGGCGCCCAGAGATCGTAGGCGCCCTCCTCGGCGTTCCAGCGCCCGACGGCGGACCGCGGCTCCATGGCATTGGGGACGACGCGTGGAAGGGACACCTCCAGCGTCACGACATGGGCCGCGCGGCCCTCGGCGGCACGGCAGGCGGCGGGGTCCCCGAACAGCCCGCGATAGGCGACGTTGGTCGGGAAGGCCTCGTGGATGGGGACGTCGACGGGCTCGTCAGCCGACCAGCCGGTGACCACCGGACAATCGGCGTAGCGAACGACGACACGCTCGGCCGCATCCTGCGCGGCCGTCGCCGTCCCGGCGACGACCATCGCGACGATCTCGCCGACATGGCGGACCCGATCGGAGGCCATGACGGGCCGCGGCGGTGCGGCAAAGGGGCGTCCGTCCCGGTCAGGATAGCGGAGGAACGACGGAAAGCCGCGAATTTCCCCGAGGTCGGCGGCGGTGACCACCGCGAGCACGCCGGGCATGGCCCTCGCCTCGTCCGTCGCGACCTCGACCAGCCGGGCATGGGCGTAGTCCGACCGGACGAAGGCGGCGTGGACAGCGCCCTCGACGGCGACGTCGGCGGTATAGGCCCCCTCCCCGGTCAGGAACCGTCGGCGGTCGCGGCTCATCCGCCGATCCGGAACAGGCTCTTGGCGTTGTCGGCCTCGATGGCCTTGCGGGCCGCGGCGTCGAGCCCCTTGCAACTCGCGAGCAGGCCGACGGGATCGAGGTCGCCCATGTCGAAGGGATAGTCGGAGCCGAGCAGCACGCGGTCGGCGCCGGCGAG